TCAATGGGAGAAGCAGTCTGCTGATAAGTTGTTGTCTCTATACGGGCGTCCAAGTTTGTCGCGGCCAAAGATGGAGAAGCTTGTTCAGGGTCTTCTTGGTAACACGACAGGGGGTACTAATGTTATGGCAGGCTTACTGCATAGCGTTCCGGAAGACGTTGCTTTGTTTCGTGTGTATTCGGTACTCTCTTCAGTAGTGATTTCGTTATTGCTTGCACGAGCATTTCCAGGGCTTGTGTTGTATGATCATAGTGGGTTCTTGGCTATGTGTCGTTTGTTTTCTGACGTGACGCTTCACGGGCAGCCTGCGGATAGTGGGTATGTTATGGATGAGCTTAGTCGATTGGGGAAAGTGTATCGGGAACCTTTCATTGAGCATTTTGGGGAGGCGGATCGTTTGTTACTACAGATTCCTTCTGTCGTAGCGCGGCTGCAAGATGAAGGACATATGCCTGATGACCTTTCTGATAGTGCTGAGGCTTTGTGGTCTAGGTTATTTGATACAGATCCGACTGACGACTTGTGGCGCGGGTGTATGGGCAAAAACTTACGAGCGATTGATAAGGAGATGGCTACGGTATTGGACTCCGGGATGGCTGTTACAGGCACGTTCATTGATAGTGTAGTCCAGGCAACAGGGGCTAGCATTGAAAGCGCCGGTGATTTTTTATCCTTGCTGGATGGTTGTGGTTTAATTCAGTGGTTCGTTGGTCAAGGTCCTGCTGCGCGAGCATTCCAGCTTGTCTTTAGTACTGCGGGTAATTCTGAGGAAAGGGATGTTTTGCGTGCGGAGATTGGTTTGCTTGTAGCGCCACGTGTTGTGCAAGAAGGGTATTCAGATCCATCAGACGTTGTGTGTGAGCTGTCGACGTTACCGCGTGAGACACAAACGGGAGGGCAATGACGATGCCAAAAATACGACGTAGGTTTACAATCGAGGTGGCCGTGCCGGAGCCGGCCCCACTAGGGGATGTTGTACGAGCAATTGATGCTGCAATGGAACAAGGAGAGACGGCAGCGTGTGCCATCTTGGAGACTTGGGGTCTAGGTGATATTATGTATGAGGGTGACATGTATTGCGGCGTGATCTCCGAGTGCATTGGGTTTACGCGGCCTGTGAGGGATGATTCAGGTAAAGAGCCTGTGCTGTTTATTCCAAGCTGTGAGCGGTGTAAGGAGATCATTGGTAATAGGATTGCGTGTGCAGACATTACACAGGTATGCGGTCAGTGCGGTGCCACATGGGATTCTCCAGAGGGTACTGTGCTTTGGGCGTTGAAGGAGGAAGACGATGACGTTTGATGACGCGCAAGACTTCTTCAGGAGGTTACAGGGTAGCGTCTTTTCCATGCAGGCGGAAGGTATTTGCCGTGAGAGAATGCGCCTGTGGATGACGCGGGAGATCTATGATGCCTTTATGGACACGATGCCTGGACATGGCGCCGTAATGGAGTTCTTTGATGTCAGGTTGTGCTGCACTGATGCAAATGGCCTGGTATTTGAAGAACAATGCGGAAAAAGAATAGAATGCGCGGGTGGCTATTGCGTGCTTGGTGCCCACAACCAAGGGCCGCACACAATAATTCGTGATGGGATAACCAGAGTATATGACAGTGTGGTTATAACGACGGGAGAAGGATGATATGATGTGGACTCTGGATAGGCTTCGTGTGACTAACTTCCGCCTTTTCGTTGGTCGCGCCGTCGACCTGATTGTGCCTGCCGGTCTGTACTTTGTTGGTGGCGAGAACAAGGACGTGCCGAACGCATCGAGCAACATGGCCGGGAAGAGCACCTTAGTGAATGCAATTATGTATGGGCTTTATGAGACCGACGTTACCGGGAAGAAGATCAGTACTGACGTTGTATCTATTACGGGGGGAAACGCGCGGGTAAGTGCGACGTGGTGCTTGAATTTATATCGGATGCACGAGACGCGCGCATTCAGATTGGCCGTGCTCGTTTGTTGACTCGCGAGGTTGCGGCGGGCGATTCAGTGACGCAGTTGACCGTGCGGGTGGGTGATGAGAAGGAGTATACAGGTGATCGTGCCCAGGATTTCATCAACCGGACATTCGGTCCGGTGCAGTTGTTCTTAGCAGCGCACATCTTTGGGTATGATGAGACCGCAACGCCGTTTGCAATCTCTAGTGATGCTGAGCAGAAGCGGTTGTTTGACTTGTTGGTAGACTCGGCGGACTTAGACGAGGCTTTTGGTCGGGCGAAGGATGAGCACGTACGGCTGACTACCTTGTTAGCCGAGAAGGAGAGGGTGCTTTGGGAGACTACGGCTGCGCTTGGGAGTCTTGCTGGCGTGTCTGGTGAAGACGGTAGACATGCTACAGTTCAGGCTGCGTATGAACAAATGGCCGGGCAGCGTAATTTGGTGTTTCAGAAAGAAGCGGCGTTGATGAAAGCGCAAGAAGGTCTTTCTGCCGCTAAGCATTCTATGCTGTTAGTTACAGAGCATGCAAAGCAGCAGGGGGAATCTTGGTGGTTGGATCATAAGCATTTAGATGCCAATAAGAGTGCGATAGAGGGTATGCTGTATGCGGCGAAGTTGGCTAAGATAGCTCTTCAAGCTGTGCCGTTAGGGGGGACGTGTCCTACTTGTGTGCAGAAGATTTCCGTGGAACGTGTGCAAGACTTGCTGCGGAAAGGAAAGAACAAGGAGGGCATACTGCATAGGCAACAGCTAGATAACTTGCAGTACCAAGGAGATTTGTCTACGGCAGAAGAGGCTCTTCAGGCTGGTGTCAATGCAGCTAACGTGCAACTAATAAACGTGACAAGCGTTGTGACTATGCTTGAGACAGAGGTGCGTTACGCAAAAGAGAGTTTGGTAAAGCTGTCTGCTATTCATGCGCAGGCTGATAAGGAAGTAGCAGCTTGGAAGGCAACAGTACAGCAAGAGAGGACTCGTCTTGATAAGCTGTCCGCTTGTACACAGGAAGAGATCCGCGTAATCAAAGAGGAGTTGGGCCGCGTTGCTTTTTGGAAGGAAGGGTTTGGGCCACGGGGTATACGAGCGTTCCGGCTGGATAAGATTACTCCGTGGTTGAATGCTGTAGCCAAGAAGTATTCAGACCTGTTGTTTGGTGACGGCACGGCCTTGAGGTACAGCACGCAGACCACGACGAAGGCCGGTGGTATCCGTGAACGATTCGAGACGGCCTTGTACGCGACAGCAGGATCAAAGAAGCCTGTGCGAATCAGGATTGCGCTCAGCGCGGGTCAGGCGATGCGCCGGGACATCGTGCATCTGTTCAGTATGGTGGCGCTTGCGGAACGGTTGGGGAAGCGTACGGTCAGGCTGCTTATAGCTGATGAGGTGTTCCGCACCTTGGATGCAGCGGGCATACGGTCAGTCATGGATATCCTGCGTGACAGGGCGAGTCTAGGCAAGGAGACGATCTGGATTGTGGAGCACGATGATGAGTTGTGTTCCATGTTTGACAATACGATAACGGTGGCGCGGCAAGGAAACAAGTCGAGCGTTAGCATTCAAACCGCTTGACAGCTTGAGTGGTAACGGTGTATGGTTTACGCAACGATGAGGATGGTAACATGCCGAGTATCCTGGCGATTGACGTGAGCACGAAGCGCCTGTCGTGCGCGTTGCAGCTCTATGGTTTTCAACCTCCCTTATGCTTCGAGGTCCCATCTGTGCCTGGTTGTATGCGAGCTTTGGCTACGGTGATGTCTCACATGAAACTGGATGTGGTCGCCGTTGAAGGGTGCTACCTGTCACGGAACGCCAAGACGTATGCAAAACTGTTTCACGTGAAGAAGTCTATCCTGGAGACGTTTCGTAGTAACTGCTCTTGTGCTAGGATCATAGAGGTTGCTCCAACACAATGGCGTGTGGCCTTGCTGCATAAGTCGCCAGAGAAGGTGACGGGGATTAAGCGTGATGAGTGGCATCGGCGTGCCACGGCACGTGCGGCTGAAGTGCTAGGGTACGATCCGTCGTCTCAGGATTTTGCTGATGCCGTTTGTTTGTTGCTCGTGATTTATAACGGGATGTTAGAGGAGGTACTTTAGGTCAGGTGTTCATATTTGTTCTGCTTGACAGGATGGAGTGGCTTGGTGTAAGGTTTGTACAAACAATGAGGATGGTAACATGAAAAGTATCTTGGCAATTGACGTGAGTACAAAGCGGCTATCATGCGCATTTCGTGCTATCGATTGGCCGGATGCGTTTGGTGTTATTCCTTCCCCCTTTTGCTTTGAGGTTTCTTCTGTTCCAGGCAGTATACAGGCGCTTGCTGATACGTTTGAGTATGAGGATCTAGCTGTAGTTGCCGTGGAAGGGTGTTACTTATCACGGAACGCAAAGACGTATGCGCAGTTGTTTCACGTAAAGGAGCTTGTCTTGGAGGCATTCCGTGCAAAGCGGGCATGGGTTACTGTCATGGAGGTGTCTCCTACGCAGTGGCGTGTGGCGGTATTGAGGAAGTCTCCGGAGAAGGTGACGGGTATCAAGCGCGAGGAGTGGCATCGGCGTGCTTTAGCGCATGCGGAAGGCATTCTTGGGTATGTTCCGCCGTCGCAGGACTTGGCCGATGCTGTTTGTTTGTTGCATGCGGTGTCGAGTGGCGCATTAGAGGAGGTACTTTAGGATGAAGAAGACAAGTAACACGAAACCAAAGGGTAAGAAAAGCACAGCAAGGAAGTTTACGATTCATTATGCGGATCGTCTTGAGTATTCACCCGCACTTGGTTGTGCAGTGGCGGGTGTAGTAGACATGATAAATCAAGGAAAGACAGGGGGAAGCGTGCTCGTCGCTGATTCCTATCATGTCACGTATGCCACCATACAAGGTGGTTCTGTTGCTGGCGTTGCCGTTTGGTATAAGACCAACAGCGCGCAAGCGTGGGTAACGTTACTATACGTAGTTGCTAAGCATCGTCGGCAAGGCATAGCTAAGGCGTTGCTGGCGGCCGTTGTCTGCAAAGCGAAGCAAAAGAAATGTACTCATGTCCAGCTAGGCGTAGCAATGCTTAATGAAGGGGCGCAGGCTTTCTATAGGGCGATTGGTTTTGAGCAGACGCATATACTGTGCAAGCTAAAAATAGGGACAAAGAAGGAGGCGCTGTAGAATGGGTAAAGTAATCTTTGTAAACAAGCCGGTATTCGTTCCGATAAACCGGCTACAGTTGGCACTGTGGAACTATAAGGCTGCTCCGGATAAGTGGTTGCTTGAACGGTTTACGGAGTCCTTACGTCGTGGGGTGTCTCCGTTGCACGTAGCCAGTTGCTCTGAGTTGCCAGAGGATGACGAGCACGGGACTCTTGAGGTGTGTGATGGCAACAACAGGTTTAAGGTGCTTAAGTCTCTTGGCGTTAAGCGTGTGCTGGTTTACAACCACGGGAGGTTGTCTTTAGCAGAGCGTAAAGAGATTGGTCTACGGTACAATGCAAAGTGGTTTGTTGAGGAGACAGTGCCATTAGCAGAGTGCCTGCGTGATGTGTTAGCTGAGTTGCCGGACGTGGACATGACTTTGCCTTATGAGCCGGCTGAAGTAGACAGGTTGTTGGCGGCATTGAACGTGGACCTGGTGGCTGCCGAGGAGCCCCTTTCAGCCGTGGGTGGTAAGGATGAAGGGGATGACAAGAAAGCAAAGGTTGAGCGCGGTGTGCGCCAGGTAACGTGTCCGCATTGCAATGGGGTGTTCAACTTATGAAGGGAGGTGAGACATATGCCAAAGGGAAATGGAACGGGGCCGCCAAAGGGTTCGACCGGCCCACGTGACGGACGTGGCGGAGGTCAGGGTAACCAATCGGGTCCTGGAAAGGGGCCGCGTACAGGTGGCGGAAAAGGACCGTGTAAGCCTAAGTAGATGATTCTCTTTTGACCGCCCCGTGCGGCGTGGATGGACACGCGGATGGATAGGTTGCCGTCCTGGAGCGCCATCCCCTCGTCGCTCAGGTAGTCGCGTATGCGTTAAGACGGAAGCGAGGAGCCGGTATCAAGCCCGGTCACGGGGCGGCCATTACAAGAAAGGGTACGGGCATGTGCAAGGAAACGCCAGATGAATTCTGGGATCGCGTTGTGCCTGGACTGCGGCAATATTTGGGTCTTGGTTCGGTGACAATGGAAGAGGCACAAGCAGCGCTTGATGCTGTTGCGCCAGAGGACGCGGAGCCGCTGTCAGAGGCGGAGGTTAAGCGTATTATGCAGTATGTGAGGGGCAAAGAGTTGGTTAGGGAAAAGGAGGGATAGGGTATGCTAGTTCTATGGAATGAAAATGACCACTTTGTTACACGCTCAGGCTGGCCGATATGGGGAGCGCAGGATTGCGATGGGGATATTATTCTGTCGGATGCGAGATCAACAAGACAAGATTGTTGGTCTCGCTTGGTATGGAATGTCTGTGGGGGAGATTCATCGGGTGTCAACAGACTTGGCAACATTACAAATGCAAGAGTAAGAACGCGCCACAGGCGTCATCTTTATCGGCGGGGCCTTCGTGTTGTGCGTCTTGACGTGACGGCGCGGTTACACAAGGAGGGCTAACGCACGATGATTCCATTATCCTATGAGGAGTATGAACGTATATACATGGCATTCATAAGCAACAACGGTAGCGTCACTGCTACTGCAAAAGAAACGGGGCATCAGGTAGCGACCGTTGCTAAGTACGTTGAGCGTGGTGACGCTAGTCGTAGCATGGAAGCTATTCGTGAACGTGTGAAGCGTGAGCATATGTCTAGGATGGATGCAATTGATGAGACGTTTCGTGATCAGGTGTTGCCTGCACATAAGCAGATCATGGCGCATCATATGGCGCGGCATGTAGGGGCTCTTGCTAAGGTAAAAGAAGTAGTGCCGCATGGGGATGTACAGAAGGACGGTAAGATCATCATTGATGACGTTACTGAGGCACGTCTGTTGAATTCATCGCGGCAGTTGTTTATTTATCAAAATGATGTTAGGTTGTCTGCCTTGGGCCTTATCGGTGAGGACGGAAGTAGGGTTACGCAGTCCGTGAACGTTAATGTGCAGCAGGCTAGTGTGTCTGGTGGTGAGTTGTCACCACAAGAACTTCGTGAAGGCTTGATTGAATTCGTGAGGAAATTCCCAGAGGTAATTAGTCATGACCCAGACACCAGAGCAGCAGCAAGGGACAGCATGGTTGCAGCATTCGCTGCGCAAACGGGCGTCCGAGGAGGAGACTCCGAGGAGGAGCCGTTGGGCCAAGCCCAGGAAGAAGATCTCGGCGGTAACGACGTTCGGGAGTCTTGACAAGGCCGTAGAGCTTCTTACGCCTTTGCGTGGTGATGAGGCTAAGGCATTTGCCGGGCAGCTAGACAAGAGTCCTGACAGGCTTGCTTTATTTGACAGCACATTTGGGGGGCTGCCCGTTCAACAAATTGATTACATGTTCGCTAACTTTAGTTATCGTCATTTTGCTGAGCGGTTTCTCCCGCACCATTTCACCAAGCCGATATCTAGGGGGTATCATGATGATACGTTGTTTCCATTACTGCTTGAAGTTGAGTATCACCTAACACACTTGCCCGCGATTGTTGTTGGTCCACGTGAGATTGGTAAGTCAACGTCATCTTGTGTGCTGATGCCTTTGCATGCATTGGTTTGCCCAGCCTTGGTATCCTTGCCGGATGGCCGGACTGTGGATATATCAAAGCGGTTTATTCTTTTCATAGGGGGGATCGTAGCAGAAGCTGCACGTAACATAGTCACGTTAGAGCATGAGTTGGAGTTTAATGAATCTCTGATAAGTATGTTTGGGAATCATTATTTAGATGCGAACGGGGGGCTTCCGAGAAGGCGGGCTTGGAATCAGACGCATGCAGAGTTGTCTAATGGTAAGATACTTATGGCAAAGGGGCGCAAGAGTCGGGTTCGTGGGATGAAGGCATATCAATATCGCCCAGACTTAATTGTAGGTGATGACCTGGTAGATGATAAGGGGGCTCGTAGTGCTACACTTCGGGGGTATGACGTAGACTGGATGCGAAACGTAGTTGAAAACTTGTTGGATAGTTCTCGCGGGAATCTTTTGCTGAATGGAACATTGCTTCATGCAAAGGATATGTTAGCACAGCTTATAGAGCGGGGGCATCAACAAGAATGGCCGGTTCTTAAGTTGCCCATTTATGAGGACACGCCGGAAGGGCGAGAGTATTTGTGGCTAGAAGAGTTTGGGCCAGCTTGGGCAGAGAAAAAGATTGCTGAGATTGGTATGCCGGCATTTGAGCAAGAGTTCTTAATGCGTCCACAAAGTGGGAATCCGGATATTAGTTATGAGGACTTTACGTTCTACGCCTTTGATGACATTGCTCCTTTGCTTGGTACGAACGAAGTAATTATTACGTTGGGTGTAGACCCTGCTTGTCGTACGAAGAAGAGAAATTGCTTTACGGCTATTGTGCCGATGGCCCGTATACGAAAGACGAACATCAGGTACGTGTTGCCTGCTATTATTAAGCGGCTGAATACAGCGGGAAAGGTTGAGGCAATATTTACGGAGGCTCTGCGGTGGAAGGCTAATGGTGTTGGGATTGAGACAAACCAGTTCCAAATAGCGTTGAAGGATCTAGTGGATACACAGTCTCTCAAGGAAGGCACAGACTTGCGTACGATGGAGATCAATCAGACAGGTGATAAGTTTCTGCGCATTAGCGGGCTGTATGGTCCTATAGTATCCGGGACAATACGGTTTCTGAAACACCAGTCGCATGCTGTAATTATAGATCAGCTTATTGGCCTGTACGATACGGACTATATTGACGGTGCTGATGCTTTGGAGATGGCAAACTGGACGCAGAATGAGTTGATTAGGTTATCACGACGTGGTAGCAGGGCGTTTGCTTCAATAACTTAGTGACGTGGAGGTATCTTATGCTCCAACGACAGGCGACGAATCTTGCAAAGGCGCTCGGGCAGTATGTTCGAGCCTGGCGTAATCAACAGCAGCCTTGCTATATGCGCCAAGTTGAGTTGGCTGGTCGGGCAGGCATTAGTGTCGCCACGTTGTCTGCAATCGAGTGCGGTAAGATAGTAAGCACGTTAGACGTTTATACCTGTTTGAGTCAAGTAATGTGCATATCTGTGTCAGACCTGTTCCGGCATGCGGAGCGTATTCAATTAGGGCAAAGGTTAGCAAAAGACAGGAGGATTTATGAGAGCAAAACGAAAACGCTTCGGTCGTAGGGCGCTATTGTCCGATGTTGGGATGTTAGAACCGTGGCATCCAGATTTGCCGAAGGTCACGTCTCCAATGAAGGCACTTCGTCGGGTAATGGACTTGTGGAAGGACCGCAAGTTTGATAGCCTTGCCTTGTATGTACAGCCGTCTTGGTGTTTAGTTCAGGCAGGTATGGTGAAAGCTGGTAGTACTGGGGGTTTGTGGCTGCACGATGTCATAGAGGCCAAGCTACAGTCCTTCTTAGGCCAGTATTCTTTTGACATGTATAGTGTTTGTAAGGTACGTAAAGGGCCATTGCCGAATCAACGGCGTATGATGGTCATGCTCAGTGGAATAAAGTTTCAGACTGCTAGGCGCGGGCAAATAGCTGGAGATGTAGACTTGTTTGTAATTGTCAATATGACGTATGAGCTTGGCGGGTGGTATTTCTACCCTGCTAGCGCATTGCGACTTATTAGGACACCATCTTGGACTGTAATTAAGCCTAAGTAGGATGAAGATGTAAACGATGGAATAGGAGATAGAACACCATGAAGAATGGAATGAAGTTAGTCGTAACGCCAGAGCAAAGGAAAGCTGTCTTAGCTGCGTTGAAAGAGGTGGTACGGGGAATACAAAGAAAGACAAATTGGTCTTTACCAGTGCTCGAATGTGTCTTGCTTGAAGGTAAGGCTGATGAGGAGGGTTGGGCAGTAGTTAGCATGACGACTACAGACTTACGGGTTACTAGTGTTCAACAGGCGGCGTGTAATTGTGATCGGCAAGGATCTGTGCTGGTGCCGGTAAAGAGGTTGCTTGAAGTTGTTTCTCTTATGCCGAAAGATTTTCATCTTGTTCTGGAGGAAGTGGATGACAAGGCGTTGGACGTAACGTGCGGGCGTGTGCAGGTGATGCTGCCTACTATTGACGTTAGAGACTTTCCTATAATCCCTGCTATCCCTGCCCTGCCGTTGGTTACTATGCCACAAAGCGTGCTTAAGAGGTTGCTGAAGCAAACGGTGTGGGCTATGTGTGCGGACGATACTCGACCTGAAAAGTTTCGGGGTTCATTGTTAGAAGTCCGGAACGAGGGGATTACTGTAGCTGCAACTACTGGGAAGGTTTTGAGCGTCATGTCGGAGACGCACGTTGTTGCTCCTCCAGGCAAAGATGACGGTACAGTTAGGATGTTGCTCCCTCCCAAGATGGTTCATGATCTTATTAGAGTGCTCAAGGAAAAGGGTGACGTAACGGTTTACGTGCATCGTATTGATAAAGGTATGCCGAATGAAGGCTTGCCAAATGCCGTCACTGTGTCCTTTGGTGTAGGGCGTCTAGTTGGGAGGCTGACAGACGCGGAATTCCCGATGGATGATGCTATGGCGCAGATTCCTGATAGTAAGGAGGGTATAGTTTTGGACGTTGCCTTGTTTAAGGAGACGGTAACTCGTGCGGCCAAGTTGGCAAAAGAAGAACGTCTAGGTGTACGCTGCTCAATGAAAGATGGCGTCTTGTTTTTGGTGGCAGGAGAGGATAGCGCTGTTTATAGTGACTCCATCCCTGTTGAAAGTGGCGTATTAGACGCGGATATGTTTGCGTCGGTTTTTCCAGGGAACTTACTAGATGCCTTGAAGCATACTGAGACGGCTAAGGTGTTGATGCTTATACAAGCCCCTGATAAGCCAGCCAGCTTGCGTGCTTGTTATGAGGAGGATACACAGGAGCACGTAAGCAGCATCATGCCTATAACGACTCTTGAATCTCAGCAGTGGCAGTCGGCGAGGGTACAGAGTATGCAGGCGCAGGCAAGTGAGGATTACGCTGCCCTTAACAGGGGAGAGGAGGAAGACTTATGAATCCATGTGTTGTGTGCGGTAAAAGGATGACAAAGGACGAGACGACGTTACGATGGCATCAGATATCAGACTGCCATGGGCATAGCAAGTATGCTCGGCTACACCTTTCTGCTGCTGTTTGTAGTGCAAAGTCTTGCCAAGATGCTTATGAAGGGGCATTAAAGGCGGCAGCAATGGTGTACAAGTATTCTTGGGATGCTTCACTGCTTACATGGCAGCAACAGAAGAAAGCCCGCGAGATGCTTCGTGAAGGTGGTACGCTGTATTATGGCCAATTTTAGAAGGGGGAAAGGAATATGAACTCCTATCCAAAAGGAACGTTCTTATACGAATGGCGTGAGTTTGGTTTAAGCATACGAAGGTTGTGGAATGCTATGATAAAGGCGTTACCTTTGTGGCTTCGGCGGATACTTGTGCGGGTAACAAAGAGATAAGGAGGTGGCAGATGCTACTTAGTGTCTTTTGGTGGGTCTTTTGTATCTGCGCGTTTGGAATAGAATTTCTATGTTTGATAGTTGCTTTACTCACTGCACTTAGTCTGGAGTTGAGCGGTTATGATCAAAGGAAGATGAGGAGAAAGCCTTATGGTACCGACGAACTGGGAAGTGATAGGGATGATTATTAATGTGTTTGCTTTTATGGGAAGTCATTTAGCGGGCACGTTCATATGCTTCGGTATCATTTGTGCTTTAGCTGTTAGAGGTAGATAATTTGAAGGAGAGGATTGCTTATGAGGAAATACGGTAGCGTTCACCAGATTCCTGTAGAAGACGTAGGTTTAGGTCCTCAGACCGGTGTCTTTTTGTGTACATCGAGGCATCATGATCTGATATACAGGAGCACAAGAGATAGAAGATGTTGAGGAGACATGAGTTATGACTATTCGGGGTAAGCTTAAGAAGGTACAAAAAGCAACGGATGCGGTCCTTACTATCGGTAAGGCGGCTGTGCAGGCTACTAAAGACGTAGATGCTGTTATGGGCATTGTAAACGATCCAGTTTGGTATAGCGTGTGTCCGTCTGAAGGTAAGCACCCTGGTAAGAAGTGTCAGTGCGCGACATGTGCGCCACCTTTTAATTGTGTTGTTTGCCATGGCGAGACGCTTGTTGATGGGATTCGCCAGTGTAGTGGTTTAGGCCCAGTTACTAACTGTGCTCACTATGTTTTGGATGAACAACAAGAAGCCGGCATAAAGGAGCAAGGGGTTACCAAGAGCATGGCAGCGCAAGATAGGGCAGCAATGAATGATCAAGCATTTGCAGATTTGAAAGCAAAACACGTAGCTGTACGTAGGGCTTTGATAAAGCACATTAAGGCGCTGCAAGAAGAGGTGGCAAAGCTAAAGGCATCTGATGAGCAGATACGGGAGTCCAACTTAAAGAAGTTTTTTGTAGGTGATGGCCTTAGTAACGGGATTATAGCCTGGGAGGATAAAGGACCTATCACAACTATGAAGATTACGATACGTGCAAAGCATGTGGAGGCGAAACTTGAACGGGAAACAATACCTGTCTTTGTGCAGGCGGTTGCACAAGCGACGACAAAGGACGAGACGACGTTACGGATTACGTTGGAGAATGAGAACGTGCTTGTGGTAAAGACGGGAGAGGTTGTTGCACCTGTAATGCAGCAGCCTGAGAAAGCCCGTGAGATGCTTCGTGCTATGCCCAAGGCGATTAAGGGATCTACAGAAGAAAGGGTTATGGATTTCATTGGGCCGTGACGGCAAACGTTGTCCACGATGGCAGCACCTAATAGCCGAAGAGCACACACTAGGAAAGAAAAGAAGGAGACCTGATATGAAGAAAGTGTTTGTAGTGTATCCAGATCGTGAGGGAATGTTTTCAGGCATGCCACCATTCGATTACCTCGATGAGAATGTGGCTATAACTTTCCACGGTGCTGAGATTGTTTCTTCTGCCCGTGCAGAAGAGCATCTTGATGCCTTAGTGACTATACACAGCCAATTGGCAAAGAGCGCTATGGAAGGCACACTAGCAGATGTCGTTGATAGCGATGCCTTCGAGGACGGGACGATCCCAGTATATGCTGATGTGGTTCTGCTGGGCTGGTTGTCTATAGCCATTGCGCGGACGGAGATGTGGTTAGCATCTGATGCACAGAAGGAGAAGTCTGATGAATGAGGCGTTGGACGTTATCGGGCGTGTTGTAGAGCATTGTGCGGACAATGCATTGGAAGTAAGTTTGGCAAAGACGGCAGTGCTGCGCTTGGAAGTATGGTGGCATTACGTAGAAGGTGCAAGCAGAACTGCTGTGGCTTTTGTCGTCATCGTTGGGTTGTGTGTTGTTGTGTGGTCAGGGCTCCGTGAAGCCGAGAAGGAGAAGTTTGATGCGTAACGTATTCGTGCGGTTCCCATTTAGCCCGCCAAACTTAAGGGCAGCGATTCCAGGAACGGATGGAATTGCGTACATGGAGGAGGAGTACGTTGTTGATGAGATTAACAATGAGGCTTCTGACGATAAGCGTCCGGAGATTGTTTCTATCGGGTATGCGGAAGAACATCTTAGCAAGTTGTTGGCTATGCGTGGCCAGTTGTTACAAGAGTCTGTAGAAGTGGCATTCCCAGACATTGATGGTCTTATCTTGATAGGCCGTTTGTGTGTGGCTATCGCACGTATGTCTGCTTGGTTGGTAGAAGCACAAGAGGAGACGCCTTACGTGGTATCTCATTGTTCACTCCGTTCTTCGGGTCCTGTTGGTGGATATCAGGCAAAGAAGGATGGTGTGCAAGAGGAAGGGTAGCATCCGCGTCTGACATACAATCGGAGACACGGTTAAACTGCAGGTGCACACAAACGATTCTGGGAGGTACGTTGTATGAAGACGTATAGCTTTGATAAGGGTGGGTATTGTATTCTGAGGAAGAGTGGAGGGCAGCAAGCAGTACTGTTGCTTCTCATCGGCTTTTTGTGTGGTCTTGTGTCGGAATACGTGTTACCTTGGTTGTAGGAAAGGATGCGCTATGAAGATTTATGTAGCATCATCATCGTGGGAGAGCCGTAAGGGGTATTTGGGTATCGTTGACTTACTTAAGATGGCTGGTCATGAGGTGTACGCCTACCGAGAGCAAGCAGCGGCTTTTGATTGGGATCAAGTTGACTATGCTTGGCGTGGTTGGACGATGACCCGTTTCCGTAGTATGTTAAAGCACCCAAAGGTGGTAGCTGCCTTTAGTCATAACTTCGATGCCTTGCAGTGGTGTGATGCCTTGGTTTTGTTATTGCCTTGTGGAAACGACGCGCACTTAGAAGCAGGATACATCGCCGGCCTTGGGAAGCCTGTGATAGCTTTGCTGGCAGGTGAGTATAAGTGTGGGCTTATGTATAGTCTGCTGGATACATTGTGTGTAGATGAAGATGAATTATTGGCTCGTCTTGGATATGGTGATGCTATCTCTAAAGGAAGGAAGAAGAGAGGGGAGGGGTGATGCAGGAAGAAGCATTGACAAAACGTGAGAAGGCGTTGTTGAAACGTCTTGCAGTCAGGGGTGGGCATATCTCACGGTGTCTTCGTGATGCCCGAGGTGGGCCGCGTGAGACCTTTATGCACGTATCAGGGTGTAGTGACTTTGCTTCAGACGCATTTTATGAAGTAGCAAAAGATACTGCGTGTAGTCTTATTAAGAAAGGTAGGCTAGTACTGCATAGTGATCCTGTGTGTACGGACATTTATGTCTTAGCAACCGATTAACATTGTGGGAGGAATAATGCCTGAGAGAAGCATAGCGGCTAAGAGACACGGCTTGGAAAAGAGAAGGTCCCGCCGACGTGAAAGAAAAGTGTGGGCTCTTCAGTCTCTCGGGGGGGAGTGCATTAACTGTGGTGAAAGCGATCCAAAGAAGCTCCAGTTTCATCACATAGATGAGAAGACTAAAGATTCACGGTATAGGGGGATTTCAGATGCAACGCAATGGAATTGGCGGGTATTCAGGGCAGAGGTTGCAAAGTGTTCTCTCCTTTGTTATCACTGCCATCTGGAGCATCATCGTAAGAATGGCTATACAGTCCTATCAAATGACCAGGTAGATAGCTTGTGGGGCGTTGACGATGAGGAAGGTTTAGAGGATGAAGAGTTTGAGGCGCTTTGGAATGATATCCGAGGCAATTAAAGAGGAGTACGATCAATGGTAAGGGCAAAGCAAATCAAGTTGACTAAAGGTTTTTGCGCGTACGTTGATGATGCTGACTACTTGTGGTTATCGGGGTACACTTGGCACGTAGCGATACAAGGTAAGCACCGGGACAGGCCGTATGCTTGTACGGAAGAGAATGGGCATACTATAAGGATGGGGCGGCTTATTTTGGGTGCGCGCTGCACAAAAGGAAAGGTTGTTGTTTATCGCGACAGGGATACTCTGAACAACCGTAGGGCGAATCTTCAGGCATGCACGCAGGCTGAGTGCTGTGCTCGGGCCAAGCATATTGGAAACGTTAGGAACAAGACTTCCAAGTATCGTGGCGTACGTAAAGCGTGCACTGCTGGGACGTTCTCTGCTTATGTGGCCCAGGTGAGTTTTGGAACGTTTAATAGTGAACGTGCAGCAGCTATGGCATATGATGTAGCTGCTCTGGAACGGTGGGGTAAGTTTGCTCCACAGAATCTTCCTGGAAAGACGGACGTAGTATACATCGAAGCGAACAGGAGAGTGCTCAAGGAAGGTGCAATGTATCCGGAGAAGGGCGCACGGAGTTGCTACAAGGGTATTAGGTGGCATGCACCTACAAGTAGATGGGGTGCAATATTGCATGTGAAGGGTATCCTGTATTCGTTTGGATACCATGATACAGAAAGGGAAGCTGCGTTGGTGTATGACGCGGTTGCTCGTAAGGTGTATGACAAGGGATGCTACTTGAACTTTCCAGACGAGTCTATTGAAGTTGACCTGCTGAAAGGCAGCATCACTATTGAATCCATTGACAAGGAGAAGCGATACAGTCTGCGGGAGGCGGGTGTGCTTCTTGGATGCAGTGCGAGTAACGTTGACCGGATGTGCAGGCTTAGTATACTGCGGTTTAAGCAGGAGAAGACGGGGTGTCATGTGCGTTCTATCAAGGGAAGTGTATTGCTCAGGTACGCGGAAAAGGTGAACGCCAAGGTGTGGGCGAAGTTTGACGGGTTGTTGGGTGGGGAGAGTAAGTAGGGGAGGTGATGGACAATGAGAGCTAAGGTCAAAAAAACAAGCGAGAGGAATGGCCGTGGGGAAGCTGGCTGTCATGATTGTGCTTGGAAGCATGATGGCTTCTATTCAAGGGAAAAGGCAAAGGCGCATGCTGAAGCACATAGTCATCGTGCTTGGGCACTTGAACCTGAAGTCAGGACGTGGCATTATGTCTATGAAGGGAAAAACTAATGGACAAAAGGAGACATGATGATGAGTGGCTTAATATCGTGTCCAGTAGATGGGTGTAAAGGTGGGCTAGTGCGAGTAAGGTACACACTTCCTTGTACGTTCATTGAAGTAACCTTTGGGTTAATCCGGCGAATTTGTTACCTTGGAAAGTGCTTGCACTTCTGTTCGATGTGCGGCTACACGAAGTGGGTTACGCCTGAAACTTATGAGGGGCTTGTAGTATCTAGCGGGGGTGGGTTACGTTTGAATGGGTGTTGCAGCAAAGAGGATGATTGACTATGAGCAAGTAATAAGAAGGAGGTACGAGTTATGCCAGATCCAGTGTTGCTGTTAGTGAAGAACGGGGATGCATATTGCAAGGTAGGTTGCTTCATGGCATATATGGGGGCGGCTGTTTTAGACGTGATAGACTCAGCTGTTCCTAGGATGCATTTTGGAGAGGCGTGGTCTAGTATGGCACGTTTGATTGGGACGTGTCACGATATAGTTGGTGGCAATAAGGGACTTAACGTTGTTAATATTGAGACAGATTTGCCGCCTTCTCATCATAAAGAGGATGGCGGGTGGGAGCTTATCAGCTATGGTGGTGCAGGCGTTGTGGTCTATGATTGCACGACTGGGGTTGTGGAGTGTCATGCTGGATACTTGGAGAAGCACAAGGACAACGGGACGTGCATTGGCGTTCCGAACAAGTGAACGGAGGTGACGTATGAGAATCCCTTGGCTTATAATACCTGTTGCAGGAATTGCTTTTATCGTAGGGTGGTTCCTTGGGCAAGGTAACGCAGAGCGGCTGTGTGGTCTTTCGCTTCACGCACACCCAGTTCAAGAGCAACAGGTGCAGGATGCCCAGGTTGTTTCGTCTGGGCCTATCTGGTATCTGTTTGAGACGCAGGTTCCCACTGCTTTTATAGAGGGGACTAAAGTCGCGCCTTGGGATCGGAGTGATGCGCAACAGAGTGGTATATTGTTGTGTGGAGAAGACGGGAAGGTTTACGAGTTGCAAGACGTGTTAGCCGGTATGCTTTGTCTTGTAAACGAGGTGCATGAACAAGTGTCAGTAGTTGTCAAAGAGGAAGGAGTACAATAACGTGTTGAGCCAAACAATGTTCGGGTTTTTATCTATGCTCCAGGCGAGTGAGCACAAGATATTGTTGTACATTCCGTTGAAGCATGCTGTACAGAAAAAGATTCCTTTTCGTAAGAAGAAGGGACACAGGAACCGGTCGTCCTGGTATTTCTATAGCACTGGCCGCGTCTCCTTACGTACGTTCGGTGAAACGGTATTGTGGAATGGCAAAAACGTAGTGAACAGTATAGCGCCAGGGATAGTGGTGCGAGCAGAGAAACGAGGGTATCTTGATCGGTGTTACGCTTTACGTGGTATCCCAGAAGGGCTTGCAGGTTATGTGTTGTCTGCAAAAGGAATCGCGGCGCTTGCTGCTACACAAAGAGGAGCTGACGGATGAATACACTTACGTTTGGTGTGCATGTGGAAATGGTTGACTCTGTACCTGGATCTTCTAAGGCTGCTGTAAGACGAATGTTCATAGATGCTATAGACCGATTAAGTGGTAAGTACGCGAAGCATCCTTGTGGTGGTAAGGCTGTTACGGAAGTCATGGTCGTAGAGGGACCACCGGAGAAGCCAGACGTTTTGTACAGGCGGCATACGCAGGCTGTGGTCAGAGATGAAGACGGTTAGGAGGTGAGTAACAGTATGAAAAGTTCTATCTTTCGACTTATTCTTGCGGTAGTTGTAGCAGTCATACTGCTGCTGCCTTTGTGGGTTCCTATAGTTGTAAGAGAAGATGGCTCAGACGCAGTGTTCTTGGAACTCTATGCAGCGTTACGTGCTGCCGGTATTCAATGGGACGCAACAAAAGTGCAGAGCATGGGTAGAGTAGATGCCTTGGCCTACTTGACGGCATTACGAGATGGTCGTGAGGTACTGGAAGAGAAGCAGGTGTTGCCTAGTAGCAAGAAAGAACGCTCATTCTATCGTAGTGATATTGGTGATCAAATACAAGGAAAAAGGAAGAAGGCAAGAGGAGGATAAGCTGGTGGCTGAGAAGGTTAGTCTTTCGTATGAGGTTCTTGAATTTCATTGGAATATCGATCATACTGTTCGTATAATCGATACGGTACGGATAACTGGGGCGTCAATAGCAGATAAACATTAGATGAAAGGAGGTGTGCCTGATATGTTATACCAGGCCATCTATGCAGATCCTCCGTGGATTTACAGGGACAAGTGTCATGCGGGAAAGCGTGGTGTAGGGTATAAGTATGAGACGATGCCGTTGGCTGACATAAAGGCTTTGCCCGTAGGAGAGATTGCAGCAAAGGATTGTGTGTTGTTCTTGTGGGTTACACCGCCTATGTTGCCGGTTGGTCTGGAGGTTATGAAAGCGTGGGGGTTCATGTACAAGACGAAGGCGTTTAATTGGGTCAAGAAGAACTCAGTATCAGGTAAGCTGTCTTGGGGTATGGGCAACTGGTCACGTGCAAATTCTGAAGACTGTTTGCTAGGAATACATGGCCACCCAAAGCGGGTAAGCGCAAGTGTTCATCAGGTGGTGGAAGCGCCATTAGGAGCACATGGTGCTAAGCCTCCAGAGGTTAGGGACCGTATTGTGCAGTTGATGGGAGACGTACCACGCATTGAGTTGTTTGCAAGGGAACGGGTAGTAGGTTGGGATGCTTGGGGCAAAGAGGTAGCAAGTAATCGGATATTTCCGCAGCTCGCACAAGAAGGTATAGAGGAGGTACTAGGATGAAAAGGCGTATGTTTGTCCTTGCAGTAGAGGCAGAAGGTACTCCTGTGAAGGTTATTATTGATAACCTTGGTGCAGCTTTACTTCGTGGTAGTGGAAAGTCCGCAACGGGTCAGGGTACGGCATATGACGCTTGTGTTATCGGCGAGGTAGAAGAGACTGCGCAGTGCGTTCATTGCGATAAAATAATTGGATTGCCGTTTCTATACAAGCAGGACGCAAATGGCAGGTGGCATAAGCCGCTTGCAAAATGAAAAGGAGAAGGATGCTGGTGCAGTTAAGAAGAGAGTCAGACAAGGTTACGGGTACGTCAAGCAACCTACCTAGTGGTCTTATTATGCCCGGTGACTTGTATGTGCATCGCATTGAGGGTGAGGAACGTGCTGGATACACAGGTGTGCCACAAGTAGTATCCGTGTGCCGTGCCTGCGGTTGCCTTACCACTACTCCATGTGGTGGGATGTGCTTGCGGTGTATAGATGATATACAAACTGAGCCTGACCAGTGTGCAACACTGCTTGCCGAAGAGCAACAGACTGCTGCTAGTATCACAGCCGAGGTGCGTGATATTCTTGCGGTTGTACCTGGTAGGTCTGTGCCGGATGCGGTGCGTGCGTTAGTGGATGCTCGTGTTGCATCGTACAGGAAGTATGAGGATACACGCAAGAAGTTGGCTGTGTCAAAGGCCGGGTGTAATAAGGCGGGGGCCGCGTGTTTCAGATGGTGGGCTGCATATCATGAAGCCCGGAAAGCGATGGAGACTGAGCGCGACGAACTACAGGCGAAGCTGACCGTGGCGGGGGCCAAGCGTGACGAGTGGCGCGATGGCTACTGGAAGATGAAGGCCAAGCGCGACGAGGCCCTGGCCCCCGCCGAGAAGGCGGAGGCCCGTATTGAGGAGTTGGAATGGGAAGAGACTCACACGGCCCCAGTAGTGCGGTCAAGGCTAGACAAAGCAGAGGCCCGCATTATCGAGCTTGAGGTCGGGCCTATTGACCTTCGGGATGGCTTAGCGGTATTAAGAGATTGCAAGGAAGCTATGGAAAAAGTGCGGGTTTCGGAGTCGGTATGTCCGCCTGAAGGAAGATATAAAGGGCGGCCATGTAAATGTCCGACTTGCATTAGTGACTGTGAGTATACAGAATGTAGTGGCCAGGATTCTGCGGATTGTCCGTGTCCTTCTATTTTTTGTAAGGACTATAAGCGGAAGGTTAAAAATCCTACTTGACACCGGCTGAATAATCTGGTACGCTTCCGATTGCAACGCCATTGCTCGCGCTATGCACAGGTGACGCTGCTTGTCACGGAGCAGCGCACTGTGTGCCAGGTAAGGGGTCGACCGCACCGCACCGATGGTCCCTTACCTGGCCGCGACTATAATCCTGTTAGTCTATGGGGGATGGTGCTCTTGTAGCTAATGGTTTGTATACGGAGATTGTATGGCGACAGACACAAAAGATGCAAATGAAGTTGCTGCGCTGCGGGAAGCCCTTGGCGGATACGTCCGCAGGGTTAATCGACGTGGCACCGCAACACGAGGTACTGCTACGGCATCGTGTATTGCAGGCACGATAAACAGCCGTGGTGAATTTGTGTCTACGAAGTCGCTACGTCGGCAGGGGTTTGCTGTACGCCGGACAGCATCAGGGTCTGAGTTGTACACTGTACGTACAGAAAAGGCGATGGGGGAAGAAGAGGATCTTATGCCTCGGGAGTCTCGTGAGATTACCGAGGATATGGACCCATTCAATTACAGCATTGACAATGTTGTTGCCCCTCCTTGGGACTTTGAAGTCCTGAATACACTCTTTACATCCAACACGGTTCATGCGGCTGCCATTGAAACCAAGGCTGCTGATTATGCATTCAATGCTTTTAGGTTGGATGTCTTACCGTGGGCTAAAGAGAATGTTGCGGAGGAGACGATAGCTGCTGCGAAGGAAGAAGTCTCTTCGTTTTTGAGAACTGTTGTAGATGGGAAACCGATAGGGGATCTGTGCCGTGACGTTGCCTTAGATTATGAGGCTTTGGGGAATGGTGGTTTTGAGATACGCAGGAATGCTTTAGGGTTTATTGCTGCATTGAATCATATTCCGTTTGGTACGATGCGTGTGCTTAAGCAAGGGGTTCGTGCAGAGACGAATGCAAGGTTTCTCCAGAAAAGGTATCAGAGTAAAGCGTACTTTACGGACAAGAATTATAACGTGACCTTCCTCAATGCAACTCGTCAGGCGTTTAATCCGATTGTTGCTCCTGTTGAAGATTTTCCTTCATACGAGACACGACGCGAGCATATCCAGGTTGGTAATGAGTTTGTTGATGTTGCTTCGTCTGCACGTACTGCAAACGAAGACAGGGCAGCCAACGAGTTCTTTATGCTGGCGCGTCCGCCGTTTACGAAGTCGAGCATCTATGGGACACCGGCAGGCATCACGGCTGCTAATAGCATGTTGGCACAACTGAAGATTGAAGCGTATAATCTACAGTTCTTTTCATCCAAGGGGGTTCCTCAGTACGCTGTAATCTTTGAAGGTATGTCTATGCCTGCTGGTGGGGAAGGTGTGCTTGAAGATTCAACGGATACGGACACGTCGCCTGATATGACCACTTCAGAGGTAGCGGCCTTGGAGGACACGTTGCGCCTGTTCTTTGAGAAGCAGCTTTCTGTGGGTGACAGGAGCATTCTCATACTGACCTTGACAGGTGACGCCAAGGTAAGGTTTGAACGTCTAAGCTCTGAGACTATGGAAGCCTCGTTTGCAAGCTACGAGGATAGGAACACGGAGAACGTCCGCCTCGCGCATAGGGTTCCGGGCCCGGCTATGGGTATCTATCGGCCTGCCGGTCTTGGTGGCGCTGGTGTCAGAGACACGTCAGCACTTCGCAGGTATAGGGATCATATCGTAGTGCCTGGCCAACATGTATTTGAAGACGTAATCAACCAGATTATTCGATGTGGATTGCTTATAGGATATTTCCAGTTTAAGTTTGAGCCGATGGACGTTGAGCATGCAGATCTTATTCGTGAGTTTGCGCTCAAGGAGTTTATCGCTGGGGCGTCTCTCTTGGATGACTATCTAGAGATTCGTGGTCGTGAGCCATTGCCGGATGGCAGGGGTCAGGTACGGTTCTTCCGTACGACACAGCTAACACCTTTTTACGATGATGAGAAAGGTTTAGCTACGCAGCTAGAGCTATCTATGGCTCGTGAGAAGGGGTTTCGTGATACGCTTTCAGGGATGCACTTAGTACGTGATGCTGATCAAGTGGACGAGGCGTTGGCGTACTTGGAAGAACCTTCAACGAATGTCGGGGTTGAAGAAGGTGTTACTGCGCCTAGTGAGTGACGCTAAGGCTTGTGTATGCGGATGAAAACGTGAGGAGTAATGGTATGCCTGAAGAAGAAGAAGACTTGCTGCCGTCTAATAGGGCCGAGGTTTCTGGGGGACACAAGCCCCTTGAGACTATTGCTGACTTGACTTCTGATCCCCATAATGCAAATCGTGGCACAGACCGTGGTGCCACGATGTTAGATCATAGCCTGCATGAATTTGGTGCTGGCCGATCAGTACTCGTAGCCAAAGACGGTAGTGTAATCGCGGGGAACAAGACTGTCGATCGGGCTGCCGAGATTGGTCTACCTATCCGCATTGTTGAGACAGACGGTAGCGAACTTGTAGTTGTGCGGCGAATGGACTTGACATCTGACAGTAAGGCGGCGCGGGAACTGGCCATTGCAGATAACAGGTGCAACGAGGTAGGGCTCAACTGGGATCTGGAGCAGTTGACAACAGACATGGAAGACGGATTAGAGCTTGATCAGTTTTGGTCGGCTGACGAGCTGGGGGATATTCAAGGAGTACCACTCCAAACGGCTGATGATGTCTGGAAAGGTATGCCAGAATGTGTGAGTGAGAAGCTGTCTTACAAATCTCTGCTTGTGCATTTTCTCTGCGCTGAAGATATCGAGGCATTTGCAGTGCGAATCAACCAGAAGATAACCAAGAAGACAAGAGCAATATGGTATCCATATGCCAAGCCAGGTCCGCGCCCAATACTGCAAGAAGAATCTGGAAAAGATGAATCCTAAATATCCAGTTTATATTATTTCAAAGGGGCGCTGGGAATCTCGACTAACCGCCAAGGCCCTTGAAAAACGGACCATCCCGTATAGTTTGGTAATTGAACCGCAAGAGTTTGATGAATACGCTAAGGTGGTTGACGCTGCTCGTATCTTAGTACTTCCATTCAGCAATCTTGGGCAGGGTTCTATTCCGGCGCGGAACTGGGTATGGAAGCACTCAGTAGAATCGGGCGCCAAGTTTCACTGGATTCTTGATGATAATCTAATGTACTTCTACCTGTTTAATCGAAACAAAAAGTGGTATACCACAACAGGTACCACCTTTAGGATTATTGAGAGCTTCGTTGATCGGTATGAGAATATCGCGATAGCTGGAATGCAGTACGCACTATTTTTACCAAGAAAACAAAAAAGAGCGCCGTTGTCTTTGAATACTCGGATTTATTCTTGCATTTTGATCAATAACAGCATACCCTATCAATGGCGCGGTCGGTACAATGAGGATACTGATCTATCAATACGGGCCTTGAAAGACGGGTGGTGTACAGTCCTTTTCAATGCGTTTTTGGTAGAAAAGATAACAACAATGAAAATGAAGGGCGGTAATACTGACGAACTCTATCAGGGGAGTGGACGCTATGATATGGCGCGGTCACTGCAACTACAGCATCCGGACATTGTAAAGATCCGGCGCCGTTGGGGGCGTTGGCAGCACGTGGTGGATTACCTCGCATTCAAGAAAAATCGTTTACGACTTAAGCCAGGTGTTACGATACCTGAAGGCGATAACAATTACGGTATAATTATGCCGGAGCAATTAGAAGAGGAACCTCTTGGTGTCTGACGTTTCGCAAGCACGGGCACTAATCGATGGAACGTAGGGACAAGGTAACAGAGGATAAGCAAATGCGAAAGAGATATGTAGCAGCCTGGCTGTGCCTGGTCCTGATGACCAGCGGGTGTGTGACGTTACGCACCGTAAACGAAACAAAGACGACGGACCCTGTGACTGGGGTTACCGAGGAGAACACGCTGACGACTATCACGATAGTGGCAGGTACCGCCAAGGCAGAACAAGCCCAACCGAATACGCGCTCGACCATCAAGGAGGATGGGACATGGGAGATGTCTTCGGGTTCTACGGCTACAGGCGTCGAAACGGATATGGCCAAGATGATTGAACTCGTAGGACAGGCGCTCGCAGCTTTGACGGCTGTCAACGTAGCTTTAGGTGTACCAGTAGCAGCAGGCGTCGTGACGCCTATTTTGGACCTATTGCCGGGTATTGTCCCGGCTGGGTGATATGTGGAATCTGGTGGATACTGGAATTGGCTGGTGTCCAACAAAGGAGAATGGTTATGAAGAAGACGTTACGGAATTGGGCTTTTGCGTCGTTACCTTCGGTGGTTGTGATTGCGTTGCTGGCATTTGGTGTATACGTGCTTCCTGGTTGTGCAACGAGTTCGCTCAGTCCTGATGGTGCAACGACGACGGTAAGCGTGGATACGGAAGCCTTGCAGGCCGTAGCAGACATTGCGCCGATAGCGGCTGCGTTGTTTGGACAGTATACGGTTTTGACTGGGCAGATTGAAGCGGCACAGGATGCGGCTGAACAGGCAGCGTTACGAGCGTTGCTTGAAACGGTTGCCACGCAGATCGTCAATCTTGGGTTGGTCGTTCCGCCAGCGTAGCAGGTGTAACACCATGAAACCTTTGCGACTAATACGAGCAGGTTGGAAAGGGTGGCGTGCTTATCTTGGGTCGTCACCGAAAAAGGATCGTGGGAAGAACATGCGTACGTCTATGCGGTATGAGCGGAAGAAACTGAAGAAGGAACCGAAGTCGCCTGCTATGGCGACAGTACGCAGTACGGCTGTGGTTACAGCTGCAGGTGGCGGTGGTGTTGCCGGGATACTGGTGTTCATTCGTAACGCTTGGCCAGGTACGTTACCTTGGGGTATTGAGCAGGACGCTGTGCTCGTAGCGTTTGCTGCATTTGTAACGGGACCGTTGTGGGCATGGGTGCGAACGTTGTGGCGCAGCAAGCCAAAGAAAGAAGGCTACATTCCGCATATACCTAAAGTTCCACCGATGCCGAAGAAAAAAGGGAAGTAAGAAGGATGAAAAGGAGAATATGTGATGAAGGATGATAAAGTTAATGCCGTTGTTAGGGAAGGTGCAATGTCTGAGAAGAAGGCAATAACGAAGTAGGTCTGAATGGTAGAACCTGCAAGAGAACGAGCAGTACGACAACGGCTAGGAGCATCCTTCCTAGCCTTGTCTGCTGTGTCAGGTTTTGTCAAGAAACAGTCTGCTTTAGACGCACGCAAGATGAACCGTCGTCTTGGTGTAGCATACGCCCTTGCTCGCGTAGAACGTGATCGTATTGGCCATAAGTTTATGGGGGAACTAGGCACTCTTGCGCAAGACCAGTTTGCTAAGACGTTACAGCGTATGCAAACGTCAGGTGCAATGGATCGTCTAGCCGTAGATAGTGCAAACCTGTATCATTCTCTCCGTAAGAAAGGCGATACGGATAGACAGGTGCAAAGACGAATACGTGAGCACCTTCGTAGAACAACTAGAGATGAGCGTGTTATTGGGCAAGCCTTACGAGAAGCAGCAGATGCATCCGGGGCGGAATTCGAGGCACTTCCTGATATTGTTATGGGGGCGTACTTCCTTTTGTGGGAGTCAGCAGCACGGGCTATTTCAGGAGTAGTCAAATTTCAAGATGCTTTCGCGGAGAAGGCTATCGTCTGGGTATCAAAGCAGGTTGGTGACGCTTTCAACTTAGAAGACTGGTTGCTGATACGTATTGGTCTTGAAGCTATGCCGGAGTTGGCGAACACCATTGCAGCACGGATGAACCTGATTACGATAGGCGGTTTCGATGATGCAATGTTTGAGACTTTGCGTGATACAATCCGCAAGGAAATGTACGAACGTGCGGGTGGTGCACTTGGGGCAGAGGCACTTGCTAAGAAGATAGGCGTAGACTTGGCAGCCAAGTATTCTGGTACGTTACCAGAGCTATCGAAAAGCAAGCTGATGCTCTGGTCACGAACAGAAGCCGTTGTTGTCCAGAATGACGCTCTGATGTCGATAGGCAAGTCGGCGGGTATGGACGGGAAGCAGTGGTTCTGGATGAATGGCCCTGCGCCACCTGCTAGGTTGACGCACGGGGATAATGACGCAGATGGTCCGATTCCTATGGACCAACAGTTCTCCGGCGACGGGTCAACGGATGCTGGAAGCGGTAACGAAGATCCATTTAATTGTCGTTGCACTTCGGGGCCGGTGCTACTTAGAGGGCGTGTAGGTGCCGTGGGGGCGAAGCCTGTTCCTTCACGTGTGACACCGCCGCTTGTGAAACCCAAGCCAAAGCCCAAACCTGTTGATGTTGCTCCTGATGTACCAGCCGCGCCGGAAGTAGATGACCTGCTGAATACGTGGCGATCATTGACGGCAGAAGAACGCGCTACACGTTTTGAAGAGCAGTTGTATATTCAGAACGTAGTCAATCGTGGGATGCCTGTAGATAAGTTTAATGCGCTTGTGAGCGAGTTGGGGGCCGATATGGAGCGAATGCTACTACAGCATCCAAGGCTAGACCGAATGTTGGCAAGCGGCTTTGGAGATGGCGTTCCTATATCTAGGCTTGAACTATTCCGAGATTGGCAGTTGCCTAAGTTTAAGGGGGGTAGTCTTGGTCAGGCGGGGCGTTATGTCAGTCTTCTCGATCCGGATGGGAGCCTGATAGACGCATACATACAGCTTGCTGCCGGTCAACGTAGTAAAGTGCCTGTGCTGAATATTGGATCATTTACCGTGACTGGGAGGGACGCCGTAGGTTCCTTACGGCATGAGCTCGGGCATTGGGCAACCACAGAGATGCTTCCGGCGCGTGGGTTGCAATCCTGGCGAGAGTTTGTAAAATCTAAGCCAGCACATTGGTGGAGAAAGAACCTATCAGAGTACAGTGCCTCGTCGCCAAAAGAAGCATGGTCAGAGGCTGTTTCAGCCTTTACGTCGCCTCTGTATGGGACGAGCCCAAAGAACACATTGACTAAGGAGCTGCATGATTATATGACTGCTGCCTTGGGAGATGTTCGAAAGATAACGGAGGGGCTATGATTAGTGAGCCTAAATGTTATGGTAGGCGGTGTCATCATTTCGGTGGGGTCAAGCGAAAAGACGAGGACAAGGAGGCAACTGAGTTCGTTTGGTGCGCTGCATTTCCGGACGGCATTCCTGACGAGATTGCGTACGGGCGTAACAAGCATCTGAAGCCCTTTTCAGGAGACAATGGTATTCGGTTTGAGAAGGCACCAAAGAAGTAGTCAACAGATTCCACTTGACACGGACCTCGCATCTGGTGTAGAACTGGCTATGAAGTAATGCGTTGTGCATTTTTGCTGCTATTGGTAGGAGGATTTGCGCCATGACAGTTACTGTAGAAAGCGTGAAGACAAAAGGGGATGCCGGGCCTGCAAGTGCTTTTCCTGACGGCACTCCTAACGTGCTGTTAGAGGTTGATCCTTCAGATGTAGTTACGCAAGAACGTGTTATGTTTAGCAGCCGGTTTGTCTCGACTGTTCTAAAGGCGACGGAAAAAGCTGAGACAGAATCCGTGATCATTAGTGGGTTTATGAGCATGTCAAACAAGGACCGGGAGGGTGATGCATTTGATCCTCGTTTGTTTGATCTGAAGACCTACATGGAGACCCGCCAAGTTTGGGTTAATCATCAGCTTTGGCTTACTCCGCAAGGAAACGGTATTAGCGTTGGCGTTACTGAGCAAGCTACGGCTGTTCGTGTTTTGTATGACAAAGAGAACGGCGTAATCACTCTGGTTGACTTAGAAACTGATGCTCCATTCCATACCGTGAAGGATGACGGTTTCCATGTGACTGACGGAGCAAGGGGGCTTTGGGTTGTATGTGGAATCATGGAGCCGGAAATAATTAAGCTCGTCAGGGAAGGCCGGTTAAACGCTTTTTCTTGGCAAGGGCTTGTGCATCGTCGGGCTAACGGAGCAATTGCCAAAGTGGACTTGTTCGAGGTTAGCTTGGTCAACATCCCGGCAAACCAACGAGCATTGTTTCAGATAGGTAAAAAGCTACGCATAGAATCCATTGCGGGTGACGTTGCTGACTTGGACCTGGATGCTATTAAAGAGCTTACGCGGGTGCTTGGTACGATCAAGCAGCCCGATGAAGATGTGAATCAGCTTACAGACCGTGAGCGTAATATGCTTGCATTATGTGATACCTTGGTTGCTGCGGTTCCCGTAGTGATTAACGAGTCGAAGGGAGGTGATGTAGACGTGGAAAACGAGACGGCAAAACAACTCCTGGCGAAGTTGGAGAATCTGGGCGGTAAACTCGGTACTTTTACAGAAACCCTTGGTGCGCTCGATAGGCGTATGAAGGTTCTGGAAGAGCCGGTTGAGTCCGAGGAAGAGAAGCAGAAAGCAGAAGTAGCGGCAAAGGTTGCTGCGGATGTGGCTGCAAAGGCTACTGCCGATGAGGCAGAAGGCTTGCGTTTGGCGGAAGAAAAGACGCAGGCTGAGGCTGTGCCTGCGGAGAATCAGCAGGTCGTTGATTTACTCACTAAGCTTGCAGCCAGTGTTGACACACTTGGTGAAGGCGTCAGTGGGTTAGAGAAGCGCGTTGGTTCTTTGGAGAAGGCCCCTGCCGATAAAAAGGCCATTCTTGTTGATGATCCGACGCTTGAATCTGACGTTAGTGTAACGGCTGTTGCTGCCGTAAAGAGTGCCTTGGCGGAGTTGTCTCCGGAGAAAAGGAAAGCAGTTCACTTGGATGTGCTATCACGCCAGATGATTCCCGATGATGTTCGGAAAGGGCATTAGTGTTAAGAGATAGGATGGCTGGTCGTGTAGCTGTTCTATAACGTTCATCTCACCTGAGCATAGCAGCAAGAAGTGGCGTTGCTGATATCTAAGGGAAAGGAGGTGAATGTAAATGACGCGAACACATATGGAACTTTTAGCCGAGGCTCTTGGTTTAGACCTTGTTCAGAAGTCGGCCATGACGCTTAGTGACTTGAATGCGCGATCACTGAAACGTGAGGACGCGGACAGGTTTATTGACCAGGTTGTAGATGAGTCTGTTTTGCTGCGAAACATTCGGGTGCATCGTACTGATGCTCCGGCTGGTGATATCAGCAAGCTGTCTATTACAGGGCCAATTACAGGGAAGGCGACCGAGAGTACGGCGGCGACGAACACTAAGAAGCCGTCGAATTCTGTTGTTACGTATAACACGGTTAAGACCGTATCCGCTATTGACATCTCAGGTGAAGTCCAAGAGGATAACATTGAAGGTGCCGCAGGGCGTAATACGATCATGGGAACCATCGTCAAACAAGTTGCGAATGACATGGAGCAGCTTGCTTTCGAGGGTGATACCACGACCGCAGGTGCAACAGATTTAGCTAACCTGTTGAAGACTAATGATGGCTTTGATACTTTGACGGCAGCAGACTCTGCTGTTCATGATGTTGATGCCGCTGGTCATCGGATTTCGTTTGCGTTGCTGGTTTATATGCTTCGGACGATGCCGACTAAGTGGCGGCGTAACCTTAATCAACTCCGATGGTTCATGAACACGAATGCTGTTCTTGATTTGGCGGAGGAATGGGGTGGTCGATCTACTGACCTTGGTGATCAGCTTCGTAAGACAGGGATGCTGCCGCCGATTCTCGGTATTCAGCCGCTTGCGATTCCGTTGATGCCCGAGGATTTGACCATCACTGGTACGTCTGGTGATACAGGGTCAATCGTTTACCTTGCTGATCCGAACAACTTCATTTATGTGGTGCAACGTGATCTCACGGTTGAGTGGGAGCGTGTGCCGCGAAGTGATACGGATGAAGGTACTATCCACATGCGGACAGACTTCGTTTATGAAGAAGGAGATGCTATCGTTAAAGCGTCTGGGGTCAACACGGATACGACTGCAGACAGGTACGGAGATTAGCAGTTTCAGTTGTATCTTATAATGAGGATGATATAGATCATGGGAAAGTTTCTTACGTTAGTAAGACCGAACATTGATGAGTACGGCCCTGTCGAGGGTGTGACCTTTGTGCATGGAAAGCCAATGGAGGTCTCAGTTGCGTTAGCAGAGAGGTTATTGAAAAAGGGATGGTTTCGCGAGGTTGCAATAACTGACGTGGAATCTGAGGTTGCGGGATTTGTTCGGAAACCAAAGGGGACGTTTAAGCCACCATTGCATGTTTTATCTGCGGATGACTTAAACGGGAAACGTGTCTTACTTCGTCGGAGTGGCGCTATTGGCGATACGGTATTTGTCATACAGCTTGCCCGCTTCTTGAAAACCAAGTTTCCAAAGGTACGTATCTCGCTAGCTGTGCTGGAAGAGCATGCAGCTATGTGTCGTATGTTTACGCACATAGACAACGTGTTTACAATTAGCGAGGCTTCAACAGCCCAGGTCATTTATGATCATGAGTACGTAATTCAGATCACTGGTGTAATTGAAGATCATAAGGGGGACCCGGAAAACTATTACAAGTTACACTGGGATCGTGCTGGGCTGCAAGGGTTTGATACAGTTGATAAGCTACCAGTATGCGTAATAGATCCTACGAATGAACCGTCTATTACGCAAGCTGCGCAGTTGGTGTTGGATACGTCTGGTATTGGCGCGTATCCTTATGTCATAGTCTTGCTTGGAACGAGCAACGGAACGAAGACACCTAGGGCGAAGATTATTCATCGTCTTGTGCAGATGCTTGCTACACATGATCCGACTAGGGCAGACCGTCCACGTGTTCGTGTTTTGTGCATAGGGGGTGCTCTTGATGAGGTCCCTTGGTTTGATAAGGCAGCGGTCGCTATACCTGAAGAGTCTGCTGAAGCATTAAAGGCTCTTGGTGTTTCTTACCTTCCTGACCAGCCTATAAATGCATGGGTAAGTATTGCAAACTACCAATCTGAAGAAGTTTCTGCTGAGCTGGTGCGTAATGCTTCTCTCGTATGCGGTGGGGACACGGGATTTTTACACCTGGCAGTTGCTCTTGGTGTACCGACTGTTTCTTTCTGGGGGCCGACAGACTCAACGCTTACGTTGTCGCATGCACCGTCTCCTAAGCGGACAGTAGCAATTAAGTCGGCGGAAGATTGTTCTCCTTGTAACCAGACACGAATAGGGTTTTGTGAAAAGCGATCATCACCAACACAACCACAGTGTATGACTAGTGTCCCTGTTGATGGGATTGTGGACGCTATTTATAAGACATTAGTTGATACAGGTATGCGGACTGTAGACCAGGATGCAGATGTACGGTCTGTGCGTGCCGCGTTGCTTCCTATTACAACTGACCAGGTAAAGACCGGGTTTGACCCTGTACGGTTTAACGTAGCTGTCTTGTTGGATGAAGCAGACCGATACACAGGGGGCGGGCATCATACGTGGCAGGTTGCTCGTGCTATTGCTTCTAAAGGGGCCTGTGAAGTATACGTGTTTTGTAAGGCGATTCCTGTCTATCTGCAAGACACACCGTATCAGGCGCGGTTTCATATTGTTGTTGAAGATAAGCCGATGATGGAATTGCGTGATACGCTTGGAGAGGAAGCAAGGTTCAATCTTGTAGTGTGTTCCCCGATGCAACCTATTGTAGATGGCGTAGCCTTTGCTGCTGGTATAGAAGGGGCTAAGTCTGCTTGCCTTGTTTATGAGACGCCTAATTTCTTAGCAGAGCATCGTACGCAAGGACGTGATCTTGAGAGTGCTTATTGGGAAGAGGTAAGGGCGGCTTTGTTAAAGACTGACTTTATCTGGTGCGTATCTTCGACTGTGAAGGATTACTTGCTTGCGTGGGATCCTGGCTTTGCTGAACGTGATATATGTGTTGTAGGTCCTGTAGTTGCTAATGATGTTGCTAAAGATACCATCGACATACAGTCTGGTGATCATCCTTCAGCAGAGGGACGTAGAAATGGCGTGGTACTAATAGCGCGTCATGTGAAGTACAAAGGGCTTGCGGCTGCCGTAGAAGTCATTGCTGAGAAGTTTGCTGTGGGTGCAAGGTGTTCCCGTGACAACCCCTTCTTTATCACTCTCATTGGCGACGGTACAGAAGCTGTGGTAAAGACAGCACGGTTGGAATGGCTACGTAAAGGGGTAGTTGTTGAAGCGTTGGAAAACTGTCCTGAGACGCAGAAGTGGGCCGTCTTACGAGCAGCACGCGCCGTAGTTCATTACAGTGACTTCGAGGGGTTTGGAATACCATTAGCAGAAGCTATGTATATAGGGACGCCAGCCCTTGCTAAGCCGCTGCCTGTGTTCAAGACATGCTTCAAGGAATACCCATTTTACTTTGCTGATGACGATCAACTTGTGGACGCATTGGAAACTATTTGGGCAGCTTGGGATGAGCCGGTAGACGATCCAGGTAAGAGCAAGGAGAAGTTACTGGGATACCTTGGGGATGCTTGGAGGTTCGCAGCTAAAAGGTTTACGATTGAGCAGCTTCGTGTACGCATGAATACACTCTTCCTTCGGTCGTTTCGTGAAGAGGAAATAAATGCTACTTCGCAAGCTGTTCGTGTTCGGTCTGGCCGGGTTCGGATTGCTATAGTGTCGCCATGGGGTAATAGGTGCGGCATTGCCGAGACCACGTGTGATGTAGCAAGTGAGCTTACTTGTTCTTTCAGAGTCTTTGCCCCGCATGAACGGAAGGCAGCGCTTCTTAAGCCTGTTGATGAGCAGTATATTGTTCGGTGCTGGGACAGGAAGTTTGAAAACCATATGGAGTTATATGATGCATTGATGGCATATGCTCCGCAGGTTGTACACTTTGAACATGAGTTCTCATTGTACCAAGATGAGCGGTCGTTCTTTGCCCTCTTGGGCAAGCTTCGTGAACGTGGTTGTAAGATTGTAATCACGTTACATACGTTTTGGGAAACGCGGTTTATGAGTGAGATTCCTAAGTATGTTGATTTGATTATTACGACAAAGCCACAACCGCAGGCAAACCTACCAAGGAAGGTTACAATAGGATTGCCAATACGAGACGTGGATGCACCAGATATGCATGCTGCTAGGGACGCCTTGGAAATACCACATAACTCTTTCGTGATGGGGTCGCACGGGTTCTGGAATGTACACAAAGGGTTTCACGAATTCTTGTCTACATATCGGGACGTGGCTATGCGTTGTGCGGGGACAGACGTACAGTACATTCTAACTGGGCACGCCCCGCTTAAGCTGGCGTATCATAAGAGTGCACGTCGAGCGAATATAAGTCTAATTGATTCTGGTAAGGTTCACATCTTTGACGAGTACGCGACGTATTCAGATGTGCTCCTTCGGCTAGCTGCTTGTGATGCGCTCGTGTTTTACTACTCGGTCATGCAGCATAGTTCTGCTAGTGCCGCATTAAGAGATGGGATGGTTGCAGGTAAGCCAATTATCTGCACTGACTCTCCGATGTTCAGCGAGTTTCGGCATATGGTGAACGTGATAAAGGTTCCTTATGGGGGTGCAATGCGACCTGGTGATAATCCTCCTGGAGAATTGATCGAGGCGATTATGCAACTTCGTAATGACAAGGAACTACGTGCAACGTTAGTAACGAACAACAAGCAGTATGTCTTGGATAATACCCCGAAGCGTGCGGCGAAAAGGCATGAGATAGCATATGATCGGTTGCTACAAAAATGACACATGGGTTAGCTATGAGTAACGGTCTTCGTGCAGTTATTACAGGGATCACTGGACAGGATGGGTCTTACCTGGCCGAGTTTCTGCTTGAGAAAGGGTATGAAGTGTTTGGTGTGGTTCGTCGTGCTAGCACTGAGTCCTTTGAGCGGATCAAGCATATCAATGACCAGATCACTTTAATTCAGGCTGACTTAACAGACCAGGTATCCATTATCGACGTGCTCAAGCAGGCGAAGCCACACGAGGTTTACAATCTTGCTGCCCAGTCGTTTGTCCCAGCATCATGGCAGCAGCCTATTCTCACGGGTGACGTGACGGCTTTGGGTGTTACTCGTGTACTTGAAGCAATCCGAGTAGTTGACCCGGCGATCCGGTTTTATCAAGCGTCGTCAAGTGAGATGTTCGGGGATGTTCGTGAGACACCCCAAACCGAGGCCACGCCCTTCTATCCGCGAAGCCCTTATGGGGTGGCTAAAGTTTACGGACATTGCATTACAGTAAATTACCGTGAGAGCTATGGGATGTTTGCTGCGTCGGGGATTCTGTTTAATCATGAGTCGCCGCGCCGGGGTTTTGAGTTTGTTACTCGTAAGGTTACTCACAGTGTGGCTCGTATCAAGTGCGGTCTTCAAGACGTACTTCATCTTGGCAACCTTGATGCTAAACGCGATTGGGGATATGCTAAAGATTACGTTCGGGCTATGTGGCTTATGCTTCAGCAAGATGTGCCTGACGACTATGTTATTGCTACTGGGCAAACCAATACGGTTCGTGACCTGTGCCAAATTGCGTTTGCTCATGCCGGCCTTGATTGGGAAAAGTACGTTGTCGTTACTGACGAATTTCGTCGGCCCGCTGAGGTGCATTTGTTGCAAGGGGATTCCACCAAGGCACGTAACCAACTTGGATGGGAACCTAAGGTTACCTTTGAGGCACTTATCAAGATGATGGTGAATGCTGATATTGGCTGTATCCGTCATAGCATGGAAGCTAGCACAAAATGAGGAAGACATAAGCGCATGAGTAATTACTACAAAGGCGATGCAAAGGTTAGCATAGGTATTCCGGTCTATAATGACGTGGATTATCTCCAGTTCTTGATCAACACGATCCGATGGTACACCTTGTACGAGAACTATCAGATTGTGGTCGTTGACGATGGGTCGCCGATCAAGGAACGGTCTGCTGCGGTTGAGCGGTTTTGTGCTGTAACCAAAACGCACTTTATTCGTCATAAAGAAAATCGTGGTGTAGCAGCTTCTTGGAACACGTTGGCGAAGCAGGGTATTAAAGACGGTGCTGACGTTCTTGTCTTTCTTAACAGTGACGTAATGGTTCCTCCGCAATGGCTTGCCTGTGGTGTGTACGCTCTATTGGAGAACAAAGAAAGCAATCGAATAGGTAGCGTGTACTGGGAGCCTATTTGTATTCCGCCTAACAGCATTAAAGAGCAGATGGGTATCATGGCTCATCAGCTTTGGCATACGGCTTTTCCATTTATTACATTGAATGGGCATACTGGTTACTTTCCAATGGAGGCATATCCTACGGAATTCTTTTTGGCATACTGTTGGGGGACTGCTCGTGTCCTTGCTCCTAATGGAACTGCGTTTGCCGTGTTGCCCGAAGTGTACGAAGAGGTCGGTGGCTTTGATGAGCAGATGCATGCTTTTCATGAGGAGAGTAGCTTTGGTGTAGGCTGTGGTGCGTTAGGCCGGTTCTCCCTTGGCTTGCCTTTTCCCAGGACGTACCATGCAATGTCACGGACATTCGTAGAGCAGGGGGCTAATTTACCGGTTGCCCAGTGGTTTAAGGAATCCAAGCAACGATTCATTGAGACGTGGAACGTACCGAAAGTTATGCAAGCAAACCATCTACCGTTCACGTATGTTACGGAGAAGTATCTTCATCCGATCCCAAAGACGAAGGTGAAGGTTCTTAACGTTACTGGTAAGTCTTATGAAGAGATTCCGATGCCAATGGACCCGAAGAAGCTGGCAAAACTGAATGTCTTAGAACCGGCAGAAGTAGAGCTATGACAAACGAAGAACTTTATGACCAGGAGGTGCGCGTTTGTATCGGTATCCCTGTGTTTAATGATACCTATTATGTACGGCTGCTCCTGGAGTGCATTCGGGATTACACGTTGTATAGACACTACAGGGTGGTTGTCGTTGATGACGGGTCATCCTGGGATGCGGAGCAGGCTAAGGAGCTAGCTGATTTGTGTGCTACTCATAGAGCGCGTCTCATTATACATCCGAAGAATCAAGGTGTTGCTGCTGCTTGGAATTCCATTGCTCGTGTGGGGCAAAAAACTGATTGCGGTGTTTTTGTTTTTCTCAATAACGATATGCTTGTGCCGCCCCAATGGCTTACTTGCGCTGTGTACGCTCTGCTAAGTAATCAGAAAAGTGGCAAGGTAGGAAGTGTGTACTGGAATCCGATACAGCCGCCTGCGGAGGGGATAAAGCAACTGTTGGCGACGATGGCTCCTTTGCTTTGGGATAGGACTTTTGGTTTTGCGCCAGCAGCACCACGGAAGTTTGTTTCTTCTTCATCAGGGTGGGAACTAGCAAAGGTATTACGTACTCTCTCCCCAAATGGATCGGGTTTTGCTACGCTTGCAAGTACATATCAGGATGTAGGGCCTTTTGATGAACAGTTTATATCCTTCTTTGAAGAGTCGGATTTTGGTGCGCGGTGTGGAAAAGCCGGAATGTTTTCATTGGGCATTCCGTGGCCGCGAACATACCATGCATGTTCTAGGACGTTTAGTGAGCAGGCGGCTTTAATTGATACGACAAAGCGGATGGATGATTCTCGTAAGCACTATGACGCAAAGTGGGGTGTTCCTGAATTTATACATCCGTTTGATCATACAGCAGAGTTGTATCTTAATCCAATACCAGAGACTATCGTGAATACACTTGTTCCACATGGAACAGAGTATGAAGAAAGTGCCTTTCCGCTGGAAAGCCGTCTTAATCGTACGTGTGTTCACAAACTAAAGAGGATGTGTACAGTCTTATGATTGGTTTACTTGGAGACATCACAGATGCGGATTGGAAAGAAGTAACTGGTGGAACTTACGCTGCCTTTTTGGAACCTGTCCGCTGTATCATGGAAGAAAGAAAGTATACGTGGGGAGATCAGCCAGAGCTATTTCGGAACTTGTTTAATGATCTGACGGAACAAGGGGGCAATCTATTGCCAAAGACTATGGCGGAATTTTACGGCGGTGACCTTATGGCTAGGGTTATCGCTGTGAATGGTTTGCCTCCCGGTCCAGGATTTCTTGCCCCATTGATAAGTGCGGGGTCAGAACATACTTCTCCACTACTGGAACGTATTGCTGGTCAGACTGAAGGGAAGTTCACGTTTCTTGATCACGGATGTCGGGTAGGCCGTATCGGTTTAGGTGTAGCCGATAACTATCCGCAAGCGAAGGTTTGCTTATATGACTTTCAATCAAAGCTTCTTACGTTGTTGCAGATGGGGTTGGCCAAGTACAGTGACGGAGAGTTTGATGTTACGTTTTATCTTGTAGACCCGAACGGCGGTCCTCCGTTTTGGGAGACGACAGACATTAAGTTTGACTACGTGAGTAGTCTTGATGTGATGGAACATATCCCAGATCCGGTAGCGGAGGTAGCCTCTTTAGCGAAGGCAATGCGTCCTGGTGCGATTGCACACATCTGTACGTTCTTCAATTCAGATAATGGGCGTGACCCGAGTCACTTACAGATTCACGAGCATTATAGTCACCATCTTGGGGAGTGGACAAAGGCTGTGGTGAGCTGCGGGTTTGTCTTGGAAGATACAGATGCCCGAGGTGAAACAATCTTTAGAAAGGTATAGACTATGTTAAGGATAGCACCACAAGGCGCACATAATATACATAAGATACAACCAACTGGCGTAATTTCACATTCTACGCGGACAGGCGGCATTGGCCAAGATGCTCAAGGAGTTGGAAAGCTAGCGAGCTTGATCAAGTACCAGCTTACGGAACAAACCCGTTGTCTTGAAGTTGGCTACGGACAAGGTAACTTACTCTTACGGCTTCTTGAAATTGGTTGCCAACGAATATATGCAGTTGACATTTCTCCGCTGTCACGTGAACGCTTGTGTGACCATATGCGAGCCTCTGAGCTTTGTGATCGGGCTGTGTGTCCGCTTCGGCCATGGGTGGGCACTAAGACTGTGCCCGTAACAGCTAACGTTAAGAAGAATAAAATAGACTTCCAGGTTGAAGTACTGGATGCATCTCATGATGCCCTTCCTTGGGAAGACAACAGTGTGGACGTTGCGTTTTGCACGGGAACTATAGAGCACCTATCGAATCCGTACTTCATGGTAGCGCACGTGAAGCGGATGCTGGTGCATGGTGGACTTTTCGTCTTATCTTATCCGAAGCCAGAGGTTAACTTGGGATACGGGCCATGGAAACATAGCCATGTTTATCCGGGGTTTCTTCAGCAGGAATCGTTTGAACGCTTTATGATGCAGATGTATTTTAAGAAGCTGGCCGTTTCTACGGATTCATACCTTGGGTGGTATATTGGTAAGAACTACAAGCCGTCTGAAGTGGACAAGCGGGTGCAGGATATTTTCTGCGTGATGACGCAAGACGTGACAGAGAATGCGTTGTACGGCTGGCTAGATGCTGAGGAGTTCTAAGCCATGAGTGTAGACAAGAATAGTATCGTAGATGCTGTAGACCCGAACGGGCCTTGGAAGTTTGACGGTGATGTTGCGCGTGTTTTTGATGACATGTTGCAACGGTCTATTCCGCAATATGCCGTTATGCGGAAGTCCGTCTTCAACTTGGCGGTGCGATTTCAGCAACCTAATACTACGATGCTTGATCTGGGGTGTAGTCGTGGGGAAGCCCTTGCACCATTAGTGGATCGGTTTGGTGCAGATCACCACCTTGGTAGGGATTATAGGTTCATTGGTGTCGATGTAAGTGAGCCTATGCTTGCAGCATGTAATATGCGGTTCAAGGCAGGCATTGAGCAGGGGCTAGTAAAGATATCCAAGTTTGATTTACGGACTGGATACCCATTAGAGCAAGAAGAAGCTAGTGTTACGTTGGCGGTTCTCGTGTTGCAGTTTACACCTATTGAGCATAGGCTTCGGATTCTATCAGACATATACAAGTCTACTGTACCTGGTGGCGTACTTATTCTTGTTGAAAAAGTGATTGGCGCAGATGCCTTGCTTGACCAGACGATGGTTGATCTGTATTACGGAATGAAGCGTGATAATGATTACACGGAGTCGCAGATTGAACGGAAGCGGTTATCTCTTGAAGGTGTCCTTGTGCCTCTTACAGCAAAGTGGAATGAGGAAGCCTTACGTGGTGCGGGTTTTCATAGCGTTGATTGTTTCTGGCGTTGGATGAACTTCGCAGGATGGGTGGCTGTCAAAGATGGTTAAGACGGCAGAGTGGGATTTTCAGATTGGCAGGAGGGCATATGCGGACATTTCTCTATCCTCTTAGTACATTTTCGCAGGGAACCCGCACGCTTGCTCAAGCGTTTGGCGGGATTGGTGTTCCTAGTGGGCATGAGATTATTGGGCAGTCCGCCAGTGGTTCTATCCGGGACAACCCTAGACACCTTAAGCATAACATGCGAGTGTTCCCTGAAGAGTACGCACGGTCTGCTAATGTCAGAGAAGAGGTTGCGGCCAATGACACAGAGCGGGATACAGGGGATGGGTTGCTGGCTAGGATGTACCATGATACGTGGGTGCATATCAGACCTTCGTGGTCTGACTTTCATTCAGGGGAAAGCACAACGTGGGTGCAATGCCGTGAGACGTTAAGGTCTGCCATGTTGCGCTTTCTTCAAGGGGATGGGTTTTTCCTTGACAGCTCTTGTTACATTGCGGATTTTTGGCCATTGGTTGAGGACCTTGGGATTACAACGCGATCAATTCATTTGACGAAGGACGCAAAGCGCTGGGTACAGAAGGCGATGTGGTGGCAAACGTTTGCACCAGAATGCGGCAGGACGTACGGGCTTGAAAATACGCATACAGTCGAGTGTAAGTATCCCCGTGTTTGGCCTATGCGCAAGGATGCCAATGTGAAGTATCGGGAAAGTAGGTTCTATCGTGTATGTGCTTACTGGGCTAAGATTCACCAGTTCTTTTTGCAAGCAAAGCGACCTGTTATACACGTAGAGGATTATAATAAACCGGAGACGAGTACTCTTGTTCTAGCGATGCTTCTACCAGAAGCAACGGATGAGCAGAAAGCCACCTTTAACCTGGGTGCTATTGCGGGTCCTCTTTATAAACAGCCAGAGGAAGAGCGGGCTAAACGATTCGAGACAGATCCTGAGAATGCACCAGGTTTTGCCTTTCCTCGTTATGAGAAGTGGGATAGTGAACAACATAGGATTTTTGCTGACGTTTGTGGTGACACCATGAGGGAGTTAGGTTATGACTGTTGATTGCAGAGGGCAGGTAGTTATTCCGAGGCAAGGAATTGAGCCGGCATTAGAAATGCCAGCAGATCTTATTAGAAAGGCATGTCAGCCGTGGAGTGCTGAGACACCAACACTTATCCCGGATCTGCATTACTGGGATGTCTCAGACGAACACAGGTCGTATGGGAAGGAAGGGAATCTTGTTGGGCATCAGCAACGTGCCTTTGATATGTATTGGGGTATCAAGCTTGGGTATGAGGGTGGCGGTTGTTGTCTTGGTGTCGGTACGGCTGGCGTGAATGGGCCTGCTACGTTTGGTACGGACAAGTATGCCAATTGGAATCCTGATTATAAACAAGGACAAGGTGTCCCTCATATGACGTGGTGTCCGGACACAGGAGTGGACTCCCCATTTCGACCTGGAACCTTTAACGGTGTGATCTCAAATCACGTATTTGAGCATCTTGAGAATCAAGTAGAGGTATTACATTCACTGATGTTGCTGCTACGTATTGGCGGATGCTTCTGTGCTGTTATTCCAGACATGGAATTTCTTCCTCGTGGAGTTCTTGATCCATCGCATACGAGAGAATTTAGCGCCCAGGAGTTTTATGATTGGGCGCTTGGTGTATTGGATACTTGGACGCACATTAAAGCAGAGTGGATTGAGTTTAATACGATGGATAACAACTTTAGCTTTAACGCCGTGTTACGGAGGACGGAATAATGGCCGGAACTAACGTATTGATCTTGACCAACGTTGGGGCGGATTACGGTGCGACGTATTTGTTCAATGGGTTCTGTCAGGTAGTTGGCGCTGCAAACGTATATGACTTCCCGATTAAGAAGGCGTACCACGGTGGTACGGACCTTGTTCCGATAGGGGGTATGCGAGACCCTATGTCCGTATCCTCTTATGTTTGGATGCCACATCATGCATGCGGTGTAAACTATGGGCAGACGCCGTTCGCAGTAACAGAGAATGATCAGTTTCATCTTGTTTCTGCGATGTTGCGGCGCGGTGATATTTCATTGGTGGTTCTTGAGTCTGCAAGAGTTGGTCCAGTAACGGCGTATAGGCAACTTGCTAAAGACATAGAAATATCTGGTGCACCTGTTGTCCTGCATGATGGTGAAGACTCTTGGGGAATAGCAGGTAACGTTCTGAACGTGATTAAGAACGATGTGCATCCAACTGTGGTTTTGAAACGGGAGTACCCAACAGAGTCTAACCTGGATACGATTGCGGGTGTTCCTGTGCTCCCATTTCCCTTTAGCGTTCCGGCAAATTGTGTTGCCCCTGTGTTTGCGGAGCACCGGGATAGTGCAGTAGATGTATCTATGCTCCTTGGCGTGACACATCCAAGTCGCGCAAAGGTTGCCGAAGCTTTACGGGTGCTCGATGCTGAGTACAAAACGTATATTGCATGTCATTTGTCTCCACATCCGGAAAACAAGCCGTGGGTAAGTTGGAATGACTACTTGTGTCTTTTGGGTCGTAGTAGGGTTGGTGTCAGTGTGCGGGGTGCTGGATATGATACGTGTCGATATTGGGAGACGGCAGCTGTTACTTGTTTGGTAGCAGACGAACTCAAGATCGTAATCCCGAATGGCTTTGTAGACGGGGAGTCATACGTTTCTTATCGTTCACCTGAAGAGTGCGTTGAAAAGATCCGTGAATTATTGGAGCATCCGAACGTGGCAGATCATATTTGGAATTGCGGGCGAAAGCATGTCATTGAATACCATACTAATTCCGCCAGGGTGCGCAATCTCTTATGTGTTTTGCGGGATATGGAAGTTGTTGACGTGAGCCACGACAAGTGATACGCTCCCAAATGGAGACTTGTGATTATGGCGTACATAACAAAAGCGGATGTACAGAACCTCTTGGGGTCATTCACGATCCCTGCCCATTGGACAGCTGATGATGACGCCTATCTCACCCTGGCGATTGCGCGGGCCACCAAAAAGGTTGATAGGTTTACACGAAGCCGGTTTGAGGTGACGCGCAGAACTATTACGCTCAAAGGGGATGGAACGCACATTCTTTTTACAGCACGAAGAACGTTCTGGGCTATCAATAGCATTCATTCCATTACAAAACGCGAAGCGTATGACGATACGTTTGCAGACGATGGGGAGGCAGTAGACGCAGAGAATTATTCCATTCATACATCTCTGCGTGCCATTGAAAACCATTACAGTATTTGGACTAAGGCGGCGTTCTTTAATTACTCGGCAGACATTTCATGGGGTTACACGGAGACGCCTCCGGAGATTAAGCAGGCGACTGTGCTCCTCGTGCAAGAGGAGATTATACCGGGAACTACACAACAACTTGGTCAGTTTGATTCTGAGCGGTTTCCTGACACGTATACGTATACGCGATCTTCAAGATCTGGTGTGTCAACTAGAGCAGTTCCCAGTGCCGGCATTACAACTGGGATTACGTTTGTAGATGACTTGTTAACGCCTTTCCAGTTTAATGTTCCGCTGGTTATATCAATGGGGGGATAGCTTATGCGAGCCTCCAGAGACGATACGACCTCTGATGTTGTGAACAAGGATAAAGAGGTTGACGATGGGTACGGTAGATTAACGTATGAGGAAGAGACTGTAGCTAGTGATTACACGTTTATGTGGTGGCCAGCTTCATTGTGGACGCAGGCACAGGTTATAACCAAGTACGGTCTTACGAATAACGCAGACATGGTGCACCTCTCAGGGCCGTATGTTGCTGCTGTGGCTCTTGGTTGTCACGTGACGATTGATGGGGGAGACTGGAAGATTTTGTCAAGGCGAGTTGTTAAAGGACAGAAGGGCAAGACAAAGGATTGGCGGTTAGCAATGCTGGCTTTACGTGTAGGAGACAGTTCATGATTTGCCCGTTGACAAAAATGGAATGTGATAGTTGTTTCCCGGCACACATGCTCGGAGAAATACTTCATAGAGGGGAGGACATTGAAACGTGTCCAGTTGTCTTTGGTCTACACTCTCTTCATATTGTAGCAACGGCTTTGATGCCGCTTGCACTGGGCAATGCCGACGCGAAGGACAGGAGAGCTAAAGAAGAGATTCCAGGAGATACGCCGCTGACACGAGAAGAGATTTTGAAGCGAACAGCAATTGATCAGGGGCATCCGTAATGGCCGGATTAAGTACAACAACTTGGGGTAGCGACTTTGCTGCTATAGATGGGATGGATATTAAGGAGTTAAAGGAAAAGTTGTCTCGTCTAGCAGGTCAAGTAGGACCGATAATGCGTAATACGCGCCCGGAGTTTGGGGCATACATGCTTTATAGCCGGTACTTAGAAGAGGGCACGCACAATCCAGATGGAAGTTGGAAGCTGCGTCCACGTCCGCACATTGTACCTGCTGTTGAAAAGAATGCGGGCGCAATCACTCGGAAGATGGCTGACCTTGCAACGGCAATTGCGCACGCAGTCTTTACCAGTCCGGGCAAGGCAAACATCAAGAAGATGTATCACAATGCGTGGACGCAAGTGCTTATAGGTCCTGTTAGGACTGATGCTGTTCAATGGGCTAGGGCGATGGAAGTATTTCAATACGGCTTTCATATTCGGTCAATCAGCGGGTATCCAACAGAGCGCGCAACGTCTGACATAGCAGCAGAACAAAGCCAGGCAATGATGCAGCGAGGATAGCCTTGTGGGAAGCAAGACACGATATCGTCGGTTTGAGAAGGCGTTCACAACGTGGTTACGTGCGTGTGAAGACTTAGTAACCTTGGTATCTGCAAGCAAGTATATTCTTATCACGGATGGGACCATGAAGCCTGCGCTACCAAGTGCTCCTACAATACTGACACATCTTGGGCCATTGTTAGAAGACGTGGATGGCATATACGTGACTCGCGCTTTATGCGAGACGTTTGCTGCTACGCCAGGTGTGACGCTGGAAATGATTGGCGCGATAGAAGAACACGTGAAACAGAGTCAGGCTACTTTGGTTGATGCCAAGTTTGAGTCAGACGATATAAGAACAATAGGTATTCGGTCGTTGGGCGTCCGTAAAGCAGGCGAGAAGACTGCGCCGGATTCACGAGTTGAAGTGTACGTGTCTTCGGTAGAAGTAGAGATCCGCTGGATTGATACGGCGTCCTAATTGTTGTGAGAGGAGGTGAGAAGAATGGCTGTTGAAGTAGAAAACATTCTACACGGTTCCTGTACAGTTACCGTAGACGGAGCTACCGACGTTGGGTATACCCAAGGTGGTGTCCAGCTCCGCAAGGATCGAACAATGCTAGACGTTGAGGCTGACCAGGCTGCCGGGATTGTCAAGAAAGGTGTTGTCATGGAACGCTTTTACATTGTGTTTACAATGCTTGAAGCATCTGTGGCGAACTTACTTATGGCAATGGCAGAGCCACCTGCTAATACGGCAGGATCTGGCGATCTAGAGTTCGGGTCGGCGTCACCGCCTGCGACGGAACACACGTTGACTATTGCTGGTCCAGGTCCGGCTGATGTTACTCGTACGTATATTTTCTATCGCTGTGTTGTGTCTGAGGGTTTGGAAACGAATCTTGGTTCACGGACTGAGGTGTCACTCCTGCCTGTTACATTCGAGCTTTTGAAGGACTCGAATCAAGACGACGCGGTTGGGTATTACGAGGATTCAGCGTAAGGCGAGAAAGTAGTATGAGGATGAAAGACTTTATTTTACAAACGAAGGCAAAAGGATAACGACATGAAACAAAACCTACAACCAGACAACAGGCTATATGAAGCCTTTAGCACAACCGATTTTGACTTTACAGCGTACATGCTGACTGTTCGCGGTGAAGACGGAAAGCCTGTTGCTCGCATAGCCGACATTAAGCCGTTTCGTCGGACAGATGGGGCTGGTATGGGTATTCGGTTTTCCTTTAGCCTTGTACGGGCGGATGGTGGACCTGCTGACAAGTATTTTTCGGACCTGTTTACCAAGTATACGAATCGGCTTTGCACAGTAGAGCCGATTGCCTTTGAAGTACAGCGTAGGCAGATTCGTGCGCTAATAGATCAGGAGAAGCTTCGGGAACGAAAAGAGCAAAGACGAAGAGATCACACGAGACAACAACAGATGAGGAATAAAGATGAAGAACAACGAAGACAATCATGACGCCTTTGAGCAGTTACTACGCAACACATACGAGGTACAATGTCCCGTTGCCGGGATGGCTCTTGTGTGCAGGCGCGTACCGTTTACCACGGTGACGCATATTTTAGCAGAGGTAGCAACCAGTGCCCAGGCAGAGATTGCCGAAGCGCGTAGGGTTATTGTTACTGAGTTGAAAGCCTTGTCTCCAGACATGGCACGTGGGAAAGCTGGATGGAAGAGTATCTTGTCTAGCCCGGAAGGTGCGTCACGCCTTCTTGGGGTAGTCCTTCCAGTACTCTCTGGCATTATCGGTACAGCGCCGCACTTTTTGGAACGAGTTCTGTTAGACGTAATAGTTGGAGCAAATGCTGCTGTCATCCGTTGTCTTGCGGTAGAGGATGGATTTGCCGTCATTGAAGAGGCGTTCAGTCGTATGGACAAAGCGGTGCTGGGCAGTCAGGTGGATAGGGTTTTTTTCGGCCTGTCCCAGATGCTCAACAGCGTAACCTCGAAGACATCCGAGTCAGACGTTCCGAAGCCGATCAGCAACGAATTGCCGACAGAAGAAGAGCCTTTGAACAGCGCAACGCCCGAGTCATAGCAGCCGAGTATATCCTTGGCTTAACAGAGGCTTTTCCGACGTTGCAGTTGTCTGACGTACAGTATGTGTCGAATGAGGCTGCTGATGCGTTCGTGACGGCGGGTAACGTCCGCCGACTACGACGTATCCTTGAGGTAGCGAGAGGCACTCACCTCACCCGCGAAGGCGTCGCCCAAGTATTAGGAGACATAGCAACCTTGCGATCCAATGTAGACGAGGATCGCGATGACATTGTTTTGCGATCAGTTATAGGCAACGTAATGGACAGTGCATGCGTGCCCGTGATTGATGCGACGGATGCTAGTCTTGAAGCAAGTGGTATACGCCGTAAAAAGAAGTAGGGCGTAGACGGGTTCGGAGGTGTTAACGATGGCTTTTGGTGGAGGCGCAAAAGAACTTGGAACTGCTGTTGTACGGTTTATGGCGGATGACAAGGAGTTCAAGGGCGGCCTTGATAAGATGGCCGGTCAGTTGGATAAGTTTTCCAACAAGTTAGCATCTGTCGGCAAGAGCTTTACAAAAGTCGGCATTGCTGCTATGAAGATAGGGGGCCTTTTAGCTGCGCCACTTGTTGCGGGGACAAAAGCGGCTATTGATTATGAGGATGCGTTCGCAGGCATCCGTAAGACCGTCGAAGCAACCGAGCCTGAATTTCAGGCAATGCGTAAAGCTATCCTTAACCTTTCAAAAGAAATCCCTGTCTCCGCAAATGAGTTAGCCAAGATAGGAGAAATAGCAGGCCAGCTTGGTATCCAGAAAGAAAGTATAGTTGAGTTTACCAGAGCTATTGCAGACCTTAGCGTCTCCACTAATATTGCTGGTGAAGAAGGCGCGTTGATGATAGCTAAGTTTATTAACGTTACTCAGATGGATCAGAAGTACGTTCGTAATCTTGGTTCTGCTATTGTTGACCTCGGTAACAATGCGGCTACAACTGAGAATGATATTCTGCGGATGGCTACGAGAATTGCTGCGACAGGTACTATTGCCGGTATGACACAAGGGGATATTCTTGGAATAGCAACGGCACTTTCAAGTGTCGGGTTAGAGGCGCAATTAGGAGGTACTGCTGCTTCTCGATTTATTACAGATATGAATACCGCTGTAATTTCAGGCGGGGAAAACCTGAAAACATACGCCAAAATTGCGGGCATGGCTGGTGATCAATTCAAGAAGTCCTTCAAGGATGACGCGGCTGCCACGGTAACATCTTTTATTCAGGGGCTCAATAAAATCCGGACAAGTGGTGGGGATTTGGCAGGAACTATTGAGACTCTTGGGTTTAAGGGTGCTCGAATGGTTGATGTGTTTGGACGCATGGCATTATCCGCAGATGCAATGGATGAAAGTATAGCACGTGGTAATAGGGGCGTTGAGGAGAACATAGCACTTACTATAGAATCAGAGAAACGCTATAAGACTTTACAGTCGCAGATTACAATGTTTAAGAACGCCGCTGTTGCGGCACTTATACCAATTGGCGAAGTACTGATGCCTAAGATCGTTGAAGCTATCGGTAAGGTACGTGAGAAGCTAGATGAGTGGTCTGCCTGGATTGAGAAGAATCCGGAAGAGTTTGAGCAGTTAATTAATCGGATTGCCACAGCGGCTGGTAGCCTTCTTATTTTCGGTTCGGTAAATATTGTCCTTGGTCAGTTCTTTGGCCTTCTTTCAAGCCTTGTAATAGTTGGGCCTGTGTTCCTTACATTTCTTGGAAATATTCCGGCTGCGCTTAAGCTAATCTATACAAGCCTCCTTCTAATTCCAAAGGCGTTTCCGCTTATACTTGTTGGTATCCGCGGTATCAGTGCGGCCTTTATAGCTATGGGTGCAATTTCCTTTACTGTACTAATCCAAGGTTTGCATAGTATCACCATCGCACTTACTGGGATGACGCTTGCAGCAAACGGTGCTGCACTTTCAATAACAGGTATGCTCTCAGTGGCTTTCAGCGGCTTTGTTTCGTTGGCGCTTAAAGGGATGGCTGCTATTGCTGGCGCGAGTGCCCTACCTGTTGCCGCGTTTGCCGTTATCGTTGGTTTTCTTGGTATCCTGATAAAGAAAGCAAAAGAAAATCGTGATGCGTACGATGAATTGGAAGGGACAGAACTTTCGCTTAACGAAGCAACGACGGCGCGGATTGCGTTGCTCAAAGAAGAGAATGAAATTACTGATGAGCAGTTCGCCAGTCTTTCTAAGCTGACAGATATACAAGAAAAATATACTGAACTTGTTAAGATTGAAAACGAGAACCGGAAGAAACTTGGTAAGCAGCATTTAGCAGAGATTAAAGAAGCACTTGCTGCGGAGCTTGGCCAGCAGGCAACACGTGAACAAATCAGCATGGCGTGGCAAAGCATTAAGATGCTTGAGAATGACGTGCGGTTAGCTGCACTTGCAACAATAAACGGTGCAACGAAGGAAGAGATAAGAGCGTACGAATTTTTGTCTGACGAAGCACAGCGGTTATTCCGTGTTCGTTACGGCGCAGAAAAGGAATTCATTGACGCCCGAGCACAAGCACGTAAGGAAGATCTTTCAGGACAGGAGGAAGATTTACAAGCAGAGCTGGCTACCTGGAACAAGTATGCGGATGCTCTTCGTGATCAATACGATGAACTAATGGCCAAGCGTACTGAGCTAACGGAACTGGCAAAGAAGCAGATTGCAGAGACGGGAGAAGTTGAGCGCGGTACACAAGAAGCATTTATGGCTATCCGACGCCTTGCACATGGGCTAAAGCTAAAGCTTAGCGAGGTTGAAGAGAAGGTCATTGATAGCATGATAGCGAAACTGGCTAAGCAGGCGGACCTTGAAGAAGAGGTGGCCCTTGCGAAGTTGACCGCTATGGATATGATGGCTGCCGCAGACGCAGAATACGCCAAGGTTGGTGAGCAAGCGCGTACGAGTATTCTTATAGGGAATCAGAATCTTGTAGATTCCTGGAAGAACTTGACACAAGAAGCGCGCATGCAACTTGACACTAACATCGGCAACCTCTTAGCGCACGGAAGAACAGTAGACGATCTTACACAAGACTTTCCTGTCATGCTTGAAAGGCTGGTAGAGACACATCCAGAGGTGTTAGCTTCTGACGTACAAGATATGGTTGATACTATTGCTGCTGGTGCTGCCAAGGTAGAAGAGATTACACCACGGGCTGCCGAGGCTTTAAAAGACTTCTTGCCCAGCGCACAGCATAGTGCTTCTGTCCTTGAACAGCTTGGCATTGACTTTACAACCATGGATGCTATGTATGTACAAGCGGGTGCAAGTCTTGCGTCAGCCACGAACTACATGGCTAGCCTGTGGCAAGGATTCTCTGCTACGGTAACTGGTATCTTCTCAGGCATTTACGATGCGATGCAGTATATTAACCCGTGGGCAACGCATTCACCCGCACTTGTATCTGAGGTACAGTCTGGTGTGGATTACATGACCAAGATCAACGTGGACTTTGCCGACACTATGTATGCGTTGTACCAGAAGATGTATGCTAGCCAAATTCAGATGCTTAAAGAATACTATGCGGCCGGAGGCGTACTTTCAACAGAAATGCAAACGAGCATTGGAGGCACGCAATCGCTAAGCATTATGAGTGGGCCAGAAGGGTTATCTGAAACATCACTGCTTGGCATGCTTCAGATGTTGGATAGCATCAATGCAACGCTTGAAGGCACTGGTGAGAATATGAAGATGATAGTGCCGCCAGACCTATCCGGTAAGTTTGGCCAGCTTCAAGCAGACGGCGTTGCTGCTCTAGATGCTATTGCTCTTGCAGCCGAAGATGCTGCGGCGGCTACGGCAACGGTTATAGACACAACCAAGTATGACCAAGCGATTGAGGAGTCTGCGTTAGCTGCTAAGCAAATAGAGTTGGTCCAAGCTACTGTCGATACAGAACTAGAGGCAGCACAGCTTAAACTTGCGCAGGCTATTGCTGCGGAGGCTTCTGCTACTACCATTCATAAATTAACTTTAGTGGTGTTGGCGAAAGAAGCAGAAGCAATCCAGCTACAATATGACCACGCTATTGCAACCAAGGAATTACAGGAGAGGCGTATTGAACTGGAGATTGCCTTATCAACCGATGAAAAAGAGAAGGAACTTCTTCTTCTGGACTTGGCAATCTTACAAGAGCAGATCGCCACTGCTAAGATTCAACGTGACCTTGCTGCTGCCGAAGCTGCGATAAAGGCGGCGGAAGAAGTAGCTGCTGCTGCAGAGAAAGCGCAAAAGATTCGTGAAGAACTTATAGCCGAAGAACTTCGGATTGAAGAGGAAAGGATAGCTGCTGCGAAAAAGCTGGCAGAAGAAATCGCTAAGGCTGCTGAAGAGGCATTACGACTTCAGCATGAACAGGAGATTACAGAAGCGGAGATTGCAGCAAGACGAATTGAACTTGAACAAGCCAAGCTAAATGAGACGATTGAGGCGGCGGAACTTAGGCTTGACCAGGCGATAGTAGCTGGCGCTTCCGAGAAAAAGATACAGGCTCTTGAGCAAGACATTGCTGAGAGGCGTGTTGAAGCCACAGAGCTTGCCCTTGAACGTGTAATTGCTCTAGGAGCTATACAGCTTGAGAGGATCGACCTTGAAGTTGCAATGACAACAGATGAACAGGAACTTGAGCTGCTTAAACTTGAGCGGGCTAAAGTGTTGTCTCTGATGGCGGCAGATCGGATAGTTCTTGAACAGGTTAAAATATCTGAGGATGTACGTGTTGCTGAAGAGATGAAAGCCGCTGCGGAAGCTAGGGCTGAAGCAGCTCTTGAAGAAGCAAAGGTTAGGGCTAAAGAAGAAGCTGCCGCTGCAAAAGAAATGTCTGAGTTGATACTTAGTCTTGCTCAGGCGGTTGCGGCAAAAGAACTAGAAGCTGCGGAGCTTAAACTTACGCAGGCTATTGCTTCTGGCGAAATTGCGGAAATAATACTTGCGCTTGAAGAAGACTTAGCGCAAAAGGAAGCTGCGGCTGGTGTACTTCGACTCCAACAGGTAGTAGACCGTAGCCTGGATACGATCAAGAGAATTGAATTTGAGATGGCAATGGCGGAAAGTGAAGGGGACTTAGAACGCCTTAAGCTTGAACTTGCTTTATCACGAGAGAACTTGGCAACACAAAGAATGGAGCTTGAAGGTGCCTTAGTACGTGAGGAGATCCGAGCTTCCGAGACAGTGATCGATACTGCGCAGGATGCAGTGTCTACAATTACGGACGCTGTGGAAGATATAAATGTGTCAGTGAGAGCACAACAAGAACGCGCTCAACGCAGGGCGGCTGCTAGTAGGGCAAAACGTGAAGAGTTAGAAGATACAGCACGAGGCGCATGGGAATCAAGAGAAGACGCAAAAAAACGTGTAACAGATCTTGAAGAAGAAATGACTACTACTGCAGCTTTAGCGGCAGAAGCAAGACAAGCACAAGCAGCCGCTATGGGTGGTCCTGGGGAAGAAGCTGCACAACAAGTAGCGATAGATGCAGCAAGGGAAGCGGCAACAGCATATAGAGAATGGGTATCTGAATCACGAGAACTCGCGGCTTTAGGTAGTCCGGAACAAGAAGCATTACGGGTATCTGAGGCAGCGGCGCAGGCAGCAAGACAAGAAGCAGAACACGAAGCGGCATGGGATGCTGTAAGCGATGTATGGGAGTCTGCGTTTAGGGCAGCCTTAAATCCGCAGCCAGGGCAGTCAACCGTGTTGTCTGCTATGCAAGGCACTACAACGCTCACGCATGAGGAAGCTGTAGCGCAAGGGCTTGTTTCTCCTATAGGTGGCGGTATCGGTGGGGGAGGTGGAACAGGTTCGCCGACTACTATTTACCAGGAAGTAAATCTTAACGTAGCTGAGGTAAGGAACGATACACAGATACGGACGTTAGCAGCGGAAGCGATTCGTGAATTGGAACAGCTGAACTGGCGAACGGAGAGGTAACAACCATGGGATACCGGCCAAGGGTAAAGCGCGGAGGAACCACGTATGACTTGCCGTTGCCGTTACAGCAGATCAATGTGCGACATTCTCGGCGTGTACGCAGTACGGTTGTGCCTCTTCAGGATGGTGTGTTTGCAACGGAGAGCACACGTGGTGAACTTATAGTATCATTCCAAGGACAAATCGTTATTGGTAATCCGCAAGACGCAGCTAGGTCCTTAGGGATGGTTACGAATATCATTCTTGAAAGTGAGATTATGACCGAGCACCTGATGGAGGCGAATGATCCATTTGTCTTCTATCGGTTTGTCTCTGGTGTTAAGATTGGCAACCGCGAATATAATGCAGCAGCAGGTACGGTGTTCTATAAAGACTGTTACTGTACGGACCTGAGTTTTGATTATTCCAATCAGACCGTATTGTACTTGCCGTATGCATTCACCTTGTTAGTTCCTGACGGCGTGGTCTGGCATAAGAGGTAGTCTTGAAGGGTAAGAGTGGTATTCAATGGCAGAAGCAGCGACACTACCAAAGCTGGAACTCTTGCTGTTCGGTACTGTATATGCAAAGGTTGCAGCCGTAACTGACTATGCTGGGAACAGTGCACAAAACAAGTACACGATTCATGGGCCTACCTATTTAAAGTGCTCTGACGATGTAGGAGAAAGCGGCTTAGTAGTATGCGGGCTAGATGGCAATTCAGTTGCACAGTTTTTGTCTGACGGCAGGATAATGCTGGCGGGTACATTGATCGGTGGTTATTCGGCACCGTTGGCTGCAACAGCAATCGGTGCTTACTTTGAGGACGCAGATGGTGACGCAGTAGTTGCAATCAACACGGACGGAGACCTGTTGTTGTTAGAAGACAAGATGGTTGTTGGTGCACCATCGATCACGCTGGAAGAATTGCCGGAAACTATAGGCGACTTTCCATATAGGTCAACGGTACTAACCTTTGGGGTGTTCCCACAGATTGTATTTGCTCTTGGGTCTGAGGCAGGAGCTTCGATTCCAATTTTGCAAGTGCTTAACTTGTCTGGGGATTGCGTAATTAAGGTAAAGCAAGATGGAACGATTATAACTGTTGGTGGCGTGCAAGTTGGGTTGACACAATTTGGGTCTATGGTTCGGGGAAGTTACTAATGGCAGCGCCTGAATATGGGTACACAAGAGTCATTGAAATAGACGGCGTGGACTTTACTAGCCGTGCGGACTCTTGTACGTTTACGCGAGAACGCGGTGTAGGTTGTGGTTCTGCCACCTTGCAGATTTCAACGGCAGAGTTTGACGATTTTCTTGGCATCAACCTTGGCTCTGTTATTGAGATTAAGTTTGATGCGGTTACTGTATGGTGGAAAGGCATTGTTGCAAACTTACAAACGTCCTTAACACAAGGGCTGACTATCTCCGGCACAGGATACGCGCAGACCGAACTGGCAGAGATTGATCCGATGGGGTTGTATGGCGATGTGGAGATAAGTGCTCCAAGCAACTTAGCGGCAGCACAAGTTGCTGACGGGTACCTTGGCAAAGGGCTTCATGAATACTACGTGTTTGCCGGAGATGAGGTTGGTTGGAAATGGACAGGCAGCACACCGGATGCCGGGTCTAAATGTACTACAACGATGACGCTTGTCGGGTCAGACCCACCGGCATTAGAACCAAAGGCAGCAAGTCTAACGTGGGATGATGAAGCTAATGCAACCAGGTACAGAGTGTTCAAAGCATTCTATGCCGATATGTATGCTGGTACTGGTAGGCGTGTTGGTGGCGGCCACGATACGGGACTTGGCGGAAGTCCGACAAAGTATTACTACGTGGATGTTGCTGTACCTGAATTTGTTGATGACGGGACAGTCGATTGGGAAGCCGACTACGAGTACGTGGAATCGTTTACGGCCACGGCTACTTCCAGGGAACAATCTATTGCTGATACGGACATTCAAAATATTGTGAAGGATCTTGTCAGCACATATTATTCTGGTGGTTATGACGCAGCTAAGATTACGGCTGGTGGCAGTGTGGATGTGGATGTTCTCAATTTAGATGATACGGATGCCACGTTAATCGAGGTGTTAGAAACCCTTGCACTTCTTGTCGGTGATGTGACGTTTGGCGTAGACGCAGCAGGTGAAGTCTTTTTCAAACCGGCCGTGGTGACTACAAGTACACAAAGCCAACTTGATACTGACACGATTAAGCTGTTCCGTATTGGCCAGCAATACGATTTAGAAACGATGCATGGTGCTGTAGAAATAGTTTCGGATGTTCTTGAAGATGCAACACGGGGAGTTACCAGAGACGGCGCAACAGACGTAACAGTAGTACCAGAGCAACGGACAAAAGCAAGGGTTACTGCAAACCGTGACATGGAATTTATGTATCGTGAAACTTCCGCAATGCAAGCAAGCGCTCGATGGAATCTTGGGTACGGCCCAATGAGTCAGTGGAACCATCCGTTACGTCGTAGGGAAGCAACATCTGAAACGACGCCGATTAGCGTAGACCCGACAGCGTTTTTTGCTTCATATGCTGACGTTCAAGAAATTGAAGCTGCCCATCCAGGCTTGGGTTGGTTATATCGGGATCGTACTGCTCTTGGGGACACAAGGGTAGGCGAGGTACTGACAACTATACGGGATAGGATGCAACCACGGCTTATTGGTAGATACGTGAATAACGGACCACGCCGTAGGGGGCCATTGCTCGTGCTGGACGGGATTAGTAGTCACAAAGATATGTCCAGGGCTGCCACGAACGTCATGGACATGACACAATCCACAGGAGGGCAGTGGCAAGTAAAGGTTACTCGCGTTGCTTTAGACTACTGGCCAGGAGAATCTTTGGTAGCAGTGCGGGCTCGCAAAGGGGACACGTATTACATGAAAATTCTGGCGGTTAGTATTTCGTTTGGGGATGACGTGGTAGCTACGTTGACTTGCGGCGAAGTAGACTTGTTTGGTTTAGCCAAGAAGAATGATGCACGTGTCTTACGTCGGCTGGCTTCATCTGATTCATCCCCGTACTTAATGCCTGGTATTGGAAATGCAATGATGGGCGAAATGCGGGCATCTGTACAAGCAGGCAAATTGAATGCACGTGAACAACGAACACGAGCGACTACGTTTGGACGGTCTTCTTTAGGCACGTCCAGGGCAGCCGCTTCTTTGGATCATGAACACGCTATAAGCTCCGCTGCCTTGGACAAGCTGCAAACGACAGACGGGTCCAGGCTGACACACATGCCCAGGATATTCCAAGTGGCTTCTTTGGATGCACTTCATGACCTTATTGATGACGCACATGCAACCTACGTGGAAGGGTTGAAATATCGTGTAGGGGATCTTGCTGTGATAACAAGTACGGGTGCTCGTTATGAGTACGTCGGGTATGACTCGGATGCACAAGACGTAGCCGTAGAGTGGAAGCGCGTTAGCGGCTGGTCGTCGTATACGGGAGCATAAGGTATGCCGCAGAACACAAACGACTTTGCGGACACTAGTCGGACTTCTGCGCAGTACTGTGGGCTGATGCGACGGATCAATGCTCTAGAGAAAGGAATACGTGACAACGGGACTTCCATTCTTGCTGTGTCACCAAGTAGCAGGGAAGCAAGTAACGCAGCAGGATCAACTTCGTTTTCTGTATCAAATAGCGGTGATGGTTCAATGGGATGGACAGCTACCGTTATCTCAGGGGGTGCCTGGCTAACGATCACAGATGGTTCAAGCGGTACTAATGCGGGTACGATCTCTCTATCATATACAGAAAATGCCGGCGTAGAACGTACGGGGACTGTTCGTGTAACAGCGTCTGGTGCTACCGGAAGTCCTATAGATGTAAGCGTAGTTCAAGCTGCGTCTGATCAACCTGTTCTAAATGTTGCGCCGAGTAGCCGAGAGGTAGCAGCTGGTGCGAGTTCAACTACTTTTGATGTGACGAATACTGGTGGTGGATCTATGCCGTGGACCGCATCCGTAACGGATGGCGGATCGTGGTTGACTGTCGCCTCTGGAGGAAGCGGAACAGATAGTGGTACAGTTACTTTAGACTTTACGGAGAATACAGGGGCTACAAGAGTAGGAACGCTCCGCGTAGTTGCCGCAGGGGCTGTCGGCACACCGACAGAGGTAACTGTACAACAGTTAGCCAGTTCTTCCGTCCTGGTTGTTTGGCCTACCAGCTTCGCTGCTCCAGCACCTAGAGGGTCTTCTTACGACCTTTCGCCATATAAGTATTTCTTCATTAAGAATAGCGGCATTGGATCAATGTACTTTACGGTGCGGGTTACGCCTTCAAGTTCTTGGCTTTTTTTAAGCGCAAGTGCCTTTGATTATTATTATGACGGCGCAGATCTTGTGCTTTACGGAACGCTTGGGCCAGGAGAGACAACCCAATTTGGGGTTGTGTTTTATTGGCTTACAAATACTGGTGGATCTCGGCAAGCGACTATTCGGGTTACAGCAGATGGTGCATTATACAGTCCGGTAGATGTTGTTGTAACTCAGGCGGCAGGGAGCTAAGATGTGACACAATATAGTTATACAGAATTCAAAGGGTATACCCAGGCAGTATTTGAGTCTCTTGGAACACCTGATGGCGGTGTTGCTGTACCTGATGCTGATGCATTGGATTCTGCCTTTGGGGGTGTTGGTGTAGATTACAATATAACTGCGCCACTTGCTGACATGCGTATTGCTATTGAGAGGCTTCTTGATTACGGCTATTACATCAATCCGGCGACCAGCGTTGTGTACAATTGGACAGACAGTGATGCAAACAACTTGTACTATGTTGCGTTGGGTGACAGGACTAAGTATGGCGCCACTGGTGGCGCGGCGTATGACTGGACTAGGAATGAAGCGGCCTTGACAGGAGCCAACGATTGGTTGTACGATATTGACCTTGGTGAAATTGAGGAGTGTATTAAAACGTTAGAAGCAGCGGACACGCCATAGCGGCTAGAAGGACTTATAAATAATGGCCGATACACCTAAGCAAACTAACGGTGGACGTGAATTGGGGCAGATTCAAACCGATATCGGTTGGTTAAAGACAGGATTTACCACACTAGAAACAAGCCACCGTGAAAACACGGAGAAGCTATTTAGTCGGATTAATGCTATAGTTAGCAAGCAGCAAGAACATTGTACAGCACAGTGTCTTCTACTCACAAACGGACTTAATACGGTCAAGACAAACCAGGCAATACAAAAGACACGACTGGGGTTTATTATGGGCGGCATAGGTCTTGGCGCAGCACTTCTTGTCCAAGTCTTGCGAACTGTAATAATATCCTTTTTTCCAGGACGATAAGGAGATAGTCTCATGCGATACAAGAGCCTACTTGCTTTGGCGTTGTTAATCTTTTTCAGCCTACCTGCGAGAGCACAAGTAGCTTACCGCTTTGAAAATGGAGGTGACGCAGCATCCAAGTATGATGTGGTTATTATAGACACGGGTACAGCCAATGCATTTGAAACCACGGACACACCCGCCAATGGATATGTACTTGGTGTTCTCTGGGAAGATACAGGTAACGGTGAGACCGGAGCAGTGCGCTTACCTAGTAGTTATGCTACCGTTACGATGAACGCTACGACAGCTATTGGGGACTACCTTACCACGTCTGCTGTAAAAGGCAGGGCAACACCTGCTGGTGCTGGGGAATTTACGGGAGTGTTTGCCATTGCCACCTCGACGGCAGCAAGTGCAGGAGACACGGCTAATTGTGTTATCATTTCACCTTCTACGTTCAACGCAACTTCTACGGTAGCCATAGATTCTTTGGAGGTTGGTGGCGGGTTCGGAGATACCGGTGCAGATCATGAAGCCGATGGTGACATCTTCACGGACGGTAACATAGGCATCGACACGAACACGCCGCAAGTAGGATTACACGTAGGGGCATCATCGGTAGACACTGATTTAGTGGGCGCTGGCATCATAGTGGCCGATGGCGCGAATCCATCTGTGTTGATACAGGGGACCGCCACTGCTGGCCTGGTGTTGGTCGATTCTGGCGCTGGTGCAGACGAAAAAACCATATTACTACGCACCGACGGGGGAACGACAAAGTTTGCTTCGGTCGATGAAGATGGTGCGGCACTGATTGATAACATTATTTTGATGGACCACAGCACCGGCCTTGCGACCCTCGTTGGCCTGACCGTGAACGGCGCAACCACGGCAATCAACTCCACAACCATTACAAACGATGAAGCGAGCGTAGCGCTGTTCAATACGACCCCGACGGCAATCAGTTTCGGCGTTGCGGCAACAGTGACAATGGGTGCGGTTATCCTTAACGAGGCGGGGGCAGACCTTGACTTCCGTGTTGAGGGCGTCGGTCAAGTCAACGCACTGTTTGTCCAGGGCAGTGATGGCTTCACTGGCTTCAACACGGCGGCGCCACAGACACAGGTTGACGTGCGGGGGGACGCGAATACTGGCGGTATCCTGACGCTTAGCACCTCTGACGTTGACGTAGTAGCTGGCAACGTGTTGGGTCAGATAAATTTCCAGGCTCCGTTGGAGACCGATGAAGGTGATTCCAGGCTTGTTGCCGCATCCATCTGGGCAGAGGCAGATGCGGAATTTACTGCGGCAATTAACAAGACGGAATTGGTGTTTGCGACGGGCAAGAATGGGGCTGTCGAAGAGGAAATGCGTCTGACCTACGGTGGAAATTTGGGTATTGGGACATCTACGCCAAGCGCAGAGTTAGAGGTTGAAAAAGACTGGAATGGTGTGACCGAGATCTTGTTGGACAACAACACGTCTGGCACGGCAGCGTCATCACGGGTACGAGCCGAAGCTAACGCCGCACACATTAGCATGTGGGCACTGAGTAGTGCGTATACTACGAGCAATCAATATGTTGCTGATAGTGTGTTGCTTGAAGCTATTGATGCATCGGGTGGCCTTTCGTTATCGGCTGCAGGCGCTTATGAGATCAACTTCTGGACTAACAGCACAAAACGAGGTACTTTCCTTGCTGCCGGTGGCCTTACCTTGATAGATGACCTCGTGGTCGGCGGCGACCAGATCGGCAACGATGAGGTTGCGAACATCATCACGTTCGACACGGACGGTTACGCGATTTTTGCCAACCGGATAGGCATCGGGATTACGCCTGCCCTATCGCTGGACATCTCGGCTGATACCCAATATGGAACCGTGATGCAAGTCCAAGCCCATTATAACGATGGCATTTCGCCAGCACAGGTCATTCTGCGGGCAAGCAGGGGCACGGCTGCAAGCCCAACCGTCAGTGTAGACGGGGACATTCTTGGGCGCTTTAGGTTCCGTGGCTACAACGATCACACAGCGGGTCAATATAACGACGCGGCCTACATCGAATGCAGGGTGGACGGGACGCCCGGAGACGATACTTCGGACATGCCCGGCGAGTTGTTATTTATGACCACGCTAAATGGCTCAAGTGTGCCGGTGACCAACCTCAAGATTTCTGCCGCTGGTCTTGTTCAGGTGACAAATGCAATTGCTTCCGGCTCGTCTTCATTCTCAACGGTTGGGCCCACTGACAACGTAGACGTGTCCGGCGTCAACACGCTATTCATTGACACGACGGGCGGCTCTGTCACCATCGGCGGGTTCGCGGGCGGCGTAGCTGGCCAAAAGCTAACCGTTGTCAAAACCGATGCAACGGCAGCGAATGCTGCAATACTTGAACATGCGGAAGGCGGTGGCAGTCAGGACATTTATCTCCATGCTGGCGCGGGCGACGAGACATTGACGGCAGAATACGGCGGATGGAATCTGGTATGTGACGGGACAAGCTGGTTCGATGCGAGCCACGCGAAGCATGTGTAGTGAAACGCAACGGAGACAAACGGGTTGGCATTGGTATGCAGTGGTGCTTGTAAGTGTGCTTACAAACGCTTGTTGGCTTTTGGCAAGGCAGTATGTATGATTGAGGATAACGCGACCAAAGGAGACGACAAAATGATACGAGGATTTTTGATAGCAACACGAGGTGGAAAGGGCGTACTTTCTGTAGTGCTTGGTATAGCAGTGGTACTGGCAATTGCGCTTGGATGTTGTCGTGCAAACGCACAACTTGCTGTACCTGCACTATGGAATGAGGACAGCATGCAAATCAAATGTAATCAGGAATGGCGCATCATGTGGGCATTCCTGGATGCCACATTAACAAATGAACAAAAGGCAGCATGGGTTGCCTACGTATTTCCAGAACCAGCAGCAATAGACAAGGCAAAAAGTATAGCTGCTGCACGTGAAGCATTACTCAGATTGGGTACAGGAAGTGCGGATACTATAACCGAGATAACCAAATGGCTTATATCAGTCGAAGAGACAATACCAAAAGACCCTTTTGCGCTGGAAGAATAATCATATGGAGATGTTACCTTTGCCATTGTGGCTGAGGTGTTGTGTACAATGAGGATAAGATAAGGAGACGAAAGATGAAACAGATTCTAGGTATGGTGTTAGTGGCGTTTCTTGCGGCTACGATTGCAGGTGTCATCTGTTGGAACATGGCTAAGGAAGATCGTATCCTACCAGTTCCAAACATGACGGTAACGGATGCTGTGCTTATCCTGGAGACAGCCTCAGCTAGTGGTCTTGACGGAGGGTACAGAGGCTATTTGGATGAACATGCTACTATCCAGTTAGCAGGCCGTACGCTTCGGACATTCATTGCCCTTGTTGCTGAACAACAGCAGCAGCAAGTAACGGCCAAAGCACTTGCTGCACAAGCTGCCCTTGCTGAGGAGGTCGAACAAGAGACATCTTCATCGGGGGAATAACAATTCCATATCAATCCTGGGCAGCACGAGAGAAAGATGATAAGATGATTCACCTAACCAAACGTTTGCGCACGGAATATGACATACTCTTCAAGACTTGTCGTATACGTGAGGATCGCCGTAGCGGTGCCAACATAGTGTTGGCTAAGGTTCTCGGTCATCAAAAGGTGTACAACGCAGTAGGGAACATCCTGGGAATTCCTTGGTATATCGTTGGCTTGCTTCACCACATGGAAAGTGCGTCATCTTTTACGGCGCACCTGCACAATGGCGATCCCTTGACCGGCAAGACAACTCGTGTACCTGCTGGTAGACCTAAGACACATGACCCTCCGTACACGTGGGAAGAAAGTGCCTTGGATGCTATCAGGATGACCAGGATGCATTGTCGGACACATTGGGGCATTGCAGATGTGCTGTACATTCTGGAGCGATACAATGGTTGGGGCTATCGCCTGCACCATCCTAACGTGTTGTCCCCGTACCTGTGGGCTGGGTCAAATCATTATGATAAAGGCAAGTACGTTGCTGATGGAAAGTTCGCAGCGACAGCACGATCAAGACAATGTGGGGCCGGTGTAATTTTGCGTAGGCTGGCAGAATTGGGTATCGTGTCTATAACACGTAATCAGTTTTCGCCGCTTGTAACATATGCGTCAATGGATAAAGTACAAAGCATGCTGGTGCAAGAACATCTCAATACATTTCCAGGGATAGTTCTTCTTGTGGATGGTCATCTTGGGCCGCATACAAGCTTTGCCTTTAACAGCGTCTATGGGTCACCTTTGGTTGGTGATCCTTTTGGTGATACGTACGAGTAAGTAACTAACAAAAGGAGCGTGAGACATGGGAATGAAGTACAGCTTAGCAGTAACCTTATGGAAAGCCGTTTGGGTGTGGGCAGTCGCCACGTTTGGTGTGGGCTCTGCCGTCGTTGTCGCTTCGGAAGACTTGCCTGCTGCATGGGATACCTTCGCAGCCAATTGGCAGGTATTGCTTGTGGCTATTGTACCTGCTGTGTACAAAGCTATTGACAACCTGAGAAAGAACTACCGGGGTGGTGGCGTTTACTTATGGCACTGGCCTTGGGAAGTCTTGTTTTCAAAGGGAAAAATGTAATAATATAAAGGCCGCTTTATATTTTTCCGACGCTAACTCTATACGCCGCAACACGTTAGCTATGCTTAGTCAAAAATACTTGTTCAACTTTCCCTTCCAAAACGCTTATTATAGGTAGAGTCTTTTTGGTAAAGTTGTTAAGAAAAAAAGAAGTATACATGGTGTATACGGTATACAATAAAGGAGATCATATAAGAGATAAAGTATGAGGGGGTATATAGTGCGGGCTACGAAACTTTGGAGATAGTAAGTAGCAAAAGCGATGGGAGCTAATGGCGTATGACAAAGGTTGATTTGAATATCCCTGTTGATGTAGGTACTTCCCCAGTGCCTATTCAATTTGAACGTGAGTACGGCAAAGAGTTTGAACAGGCAGTAGTATGGCTTGTCTTGTTTGATTTGCAGTTTGCAGGACTCTTATTGCCAGTAGTAGGAGCAGATGTATTTACAATTTCTACGCATGCAATTATTTATCATGCAGCACGAACATTGTATGGTACATCCAGTAACAAGCCTGTCGGAGTCGTGGGGGTCCTTTCTGAGTTAGTCCGCATGTACAACGTGATGCCTGCCAAGTCTGCAAGACACGGACAATACGAAGACGCTATACGTGTTTGTCGGGACCTGGTGCAACGGCCTACGTTGAACGGTACAACTGCCGAACACGTTAAGAAAACCGTAGGAACCTTTTTGACTAAGAGCCGTGTTCGTGATGCCTTGTTAGCAAGTGTAAAGTTATGGGATCAAGATGACTTTACAGGCATACTAAGCAAGGTTGAGGCAGCAGTACGCGGTCAGGATGTTAGTAAGGATCTTGGTATAAATTATAATGACCCTGTAAGTAAGTTGCGCTTATATGCAGAGCATAAGAAGATGGCTAAACACGCACCAATAGGCATACCAATCCTTGATGAACTAATGCGTGGTGGTTTGGAAATAGGCACACTTGGTCTTATCATGGGGCCAACTAAAAAGGGCAAGAGTTTGTTTCTAGCACAAGCTGCTGCTTCTGCGGCTGCTCTTGGAAATAATGTTGCAATAGCTACCTTTGAGCTTAGTCAAAAAGATTACGCTATGCGGTTGGATGGACATCATACGGGTATAGCCGTTAATGCCTTGGCGGCAGAACCATTGGCGCATAGGGCAGCGGTAGCTGGAGCAACAATAGCTCTTAAAGGTCAAGTGTTTATCAAGCAGTGGGGATCGAATTGTGCAACGATGGGGGATTTGTACGTTTGGCTACGAGCAATAGAAGCAGAGTCGGGGTTTAAAATGGACGTGGTGCTGGTAGATTATGCAGACTTGCTCGTGTGCAAGAAGCAGAAATGGGATTCACCAGATATAGGCCACACTGTTACGGAGCTACGTCAACTTGCTTCAGACTTCAACTGCGCTGTCTGGACAGCCTCCCAAACAAATCGTGCGAGTTACACAAAGCAAACCATTCGTCTGAGTGATGTGTCTGCGGATCTTCAGAAGGTAATGATTGCTGATGTAATAATTGGTATCTGTCAGACGGACGCTGAAAAGGAAAAGGGTAGGATGCGAATGGCTATGCTTGGTAACAGGCTCGGAGGTGGGGACACAACTGTGGTGGATTGCTTTGTTGACCCAAGTACGATGACTATCCGACAGTGCCCAACGCAAGGGTGGTCGAAGGGAGGTTACATACCATGAGCTTTGTAGGCGATGCGGATATGTATATTGGTGGAACGCCTATGGGGGTTGCTACAGATTGCATGATAGACTTTGGTGAGGAGACACTTGGTGCAGTATCATCCGGGAATCCTGATGAAATGATTTCGGATTGCCCTTCTTGCGGGACGCTTGGGCATTTATACTTTAATGTGCGGAAAGCAGTGGTGCACTGTTTCAGTTGCGGATATGCGAGGAATCTTGTCGGCTTGCTGATGGACTTGGAACAGCTTACGAGAGACGATGCTATTAAACGTGCGTCAGAGTTAGTATCTGGACAAGGACAGTATGCTAAGCTATGGGTAGATGATCATCGTCCATTAGAAAGTGGTATGCGTCTTCTTCTGAAGGCGGCTTTGCCAATGAAAGGTGAACAACCAACTGTGTTGTTGCCTCTTGGATGTGTTCCCATCGCGTCACCTTCTGCAATGGAAGGTCGTCGCTATCTCCATGGGCGGGGCTTCGGTCCCGCCCATTATCAACAGTATGGGCTTTTGTTTGTAGAACGGAAGCCTATTGGTGATCGTTACCAAGGTCACATTGTGTTTCCAGAATACAAGGATGATCGGCTCGTACATTGGACAACGCGCACTACGGACTTCAAAGGCACGCGTAAAGGGTATCCGACAAAGAGTTATCATGCTCCTGGTGTTGGCAAAGGCGGGACGGTGTATGGGCTGCATGCTGTGCATCCTGTGCGGAAGTTAATCGTGCTGGTCGAGGGTCCGATGGATGTGCTTGCTCTGCCCGGTATGGCAGTGGCGCTGCTGGGGAGTACGGTATCTGGTGCTCAAGCGCGGACGTTGACGCAAAGGTTTACAAGGATAATTGTGGCGTTGGATTATGGTGCGGATGAAGCAGCGGAGATGGTAGCAAGGAGTCTTGTGGACGCGGGATGTGCAAACGTCTTGCTGTCACGGCCATGGACCCCTCTTATAAATGACGCTGCGGAAAATACTTACCTTGGAGGGAGTCCTAGGGACGTTCTTTTTAATGTCATTCGCGCGGCTAAACGGCTGGCATTGACGTGAAAAAGGGGGGAGTCTGGTTGCATGCTGCCTTGTAAGTCCTTGATACTAAAGAGGTTATATAAGATGAAAAAAAGACTTGACTTTTGACGTTTTTTTTGCTATACTTCGATCAGAGTTGAACGAGGAACGGCGGGACAAACAGGAGGACAAGACGATGAAGGTAAGAACGATAGCGAAAAATAGGACAAAGAAGATTGACGAGGTTTTCGGATCGGTCACTCGGTGTATTGCGTATACGCTTAGCAATTGCTTCCGCGGGGAGGACTGTCCAAGTGATGCAGCAAAGGCGATCTGGCTTCGGTTTGACTTTGCGCGGCTACGTGATCATGGTGACGGCACGTATCAGGTTCGTGTGCATAACAATGAATGGTATGTTCTATATACGACGTAGCCGAAACCGCCTTCGGGCGGTCGTGCCGGTTTGGCCCACGGCACTTGACAAGGCAGGCCAAGACAATTGAAGCGGTCGGTGGGGCGAAGGACGGTACTCCGCCGACGATAGGGTCGCTAGCAAGCGACAACGTATTGACATATGAATCAGCGAGAAGGCTTGTCAAAGAGGCCGGGTAAGGTTAGCATCTCCGCTCCTTACAGGACACGGCAGGCTGGTAGCGGCGCAGGCTCCCAAACGGGGCTGCAAAGCATAGGGAAACAAAGCGGACGCGGTTCGCAGAAGATGACGAGGCTATAGGAGCCAGTCATCGTTGCGTGCTCAAGAACGAGGACGGCAGACCACATCGGTCAGACAGCCCTCGGAGAATCGTCGGGCTATTAAGATGCAACACATCTGATAGATGGAGTTGCATTAACGTCTGGCGGACGACCTACCTCGAAGCAGTAGAAAGGTTACAGCGCAATCCAGTCGGGTGCCCAGAGCGGGAATGAAGTTCGGGACGCGGTTTGGAGGACGGAAGTGGCAGGGATAAGCGCGCGTCGAGTGCCAACAGCCCAGACAGCTTCCGGTGAACGACACCAAACCTACTGCAAAAAACGTGGCAGCCCATAGTGTACGTCGAGTACCAGAGGCAGACAGCGTAACGGGGTCACCCAGTGTGGTAATCGGTCGCCGAGAATCGGTGAGCATGTAGAACGTAGCGGCAGGACAGGGCACATCGGATAGATGGAGCCCGGTCAAGCGGTACGGCGATGGACAACAATCTTTGGGATGCATCAACGGTGCAAGCTCACGCGAATGAACGTGTAGAAATAGCGCGAGGAAGGGCGTTGGTGAACGGACTTTGGTCCTACTAAGCAACGTCTTCCCCTAGACGCCTTGTTTGGTTTGGATAGGGTGTCGAGAGGAAGACATTGTTCGTTCTTTCTTGTAGTCATTTTATGTAGACTGTCAGAGGAAAGAGACAGGGTACAGCAGGTACCGCCGGTGGCCGCGCCTCGAAGTATGAGCGATGGCCGTGACGGCAAACGCCTGCCTAATCTGGTGACAGGGCCCCTAGAACGTCTTAATCGAGAGTCCGCGCATACAAGTCCCCATGCGCAATAATCCCTGAGTCGGTAGCCCGAAAAGAGGGTCAGATTCTAGTGATGGAATCTGCTTTTGTATGGAACCCCGTCGCTGCGGGAAATCAGTGGGGCGCTTTTAAATGGGCCATGCCTGACAACGGTGAGATTCCGTTCATAAAATGACTACAAGAAAGAACGGCAAACACAGGAGAAAGAACAATGAGTATCACGGTAGGTGGCCTTCGGCAAGAGCTTGACGGCCTAGACGATGACGTTAAGGTTCGGCTTGCAATGCAGCCGCGTTGGGCAATGGAGTATAGTATCAACGAGGTTATCCTTGTTGATGAAGATGCTCGTAAAGAGGCAGCGCGGAATGCGCATGCACGAGAATGGGAAAGTGAGCAAGGTTCGCCGAAGTTCGAGTTCAAGGACGGCGACGAACCGGACATCTTGTACTTGAGTGAAGGCACACAGATCGGCTATCTGCCCGGTGTGATTTCTGACTTGCTTGGATGGGGCGACCGCTAGAGTCGGAACAGAAGCAAACAAACGCAGGAGGAAAGTAGGATGAAAAAGACAAGTGAGCGCCAGTTCAAAGGGTGGCTTGTACAGGGTCACGAGGTAGCACACAATCGGTGGTCGTTTGCAGTGGTGTCTCCGTCTGGTAGCACGTACTGTCAGCGGTTCGCTAACCGCAAGGCTGCGAAGCAGTTCATCGTTCGTGAGCGGGCTTTGTTACGCAAGTCAGCTATCGGGTTGAACGAGGCACGGACACGGGCCCGCATACTCACGCGGGTTCTGGTGCCCAGGCTGGTCGAGGTGTTCAACACGGCGCGTGTAACGTACTGAGTGGCGATAAACAAGGGCACAGGAGGACGGAGACATGGGCAAGCATACCATAGCGCTCAACAAGGACATAGAGCAGGCTGTCATGGGCGTTCTACAAGACGCGGCTGGAGAGGGCCATGGCCTGTACGATTACGCGATAGCGGGTACGATGGGCTGTCCTCTGAAGATGGCAAAGTGATCAGTGCCTAGACAGTTGGCAGCCACGTTTAATATGAGACGTACGGCTTATTGAGGAAGTTGTAATGACAACTGTAACGGTGCCTTCGGGAGAAGGATGCAGCTTACTTCTTAGCCTCAACGGTAGCCCCTGGATAGTCTGGGGGCGTCCGTAGGTGCTAGTGGAGATACAAATGTGGGAGGATATGTTATGCAATTGGGTAAACGAGATGCTGACGGGATTGTTCGTGGACGATTTGTTCCAGTTCAAAGGTGGGCATGCCGAAATGACTATGGTGTTAGGAGGGACTACGTTGCAGTTAACAAGACGGCAAAAACTGTCCAAGAATGTTGGACACGTCTTATATATGCTGAACTTGCAATACGTGAGCGGGCCGTTTGGGATCGAGAACAACAACGTAAGGCACTTCGGCGACAAGGTTGGCGCGTAGTCCCGTGTCAGATGAACGTAGGTTAACGTAGCACAAACGTAGGAGGAAAGCAGGATGAAAAAGGTGAAGGGCGGCGTGACGGCCCAAGCCGGTTTGGGCCAGGAGGAGGACCTTACCAAGGAAGAAAAGGCATCGAGCAACGGTGTCTTGCCGGCCAAAGAACGTAAGCGGATCGTAGCGGGATTCTTGGGGCTTCGTGAGACGGCCCAGAAGTATTTGGTTGGGCAAGCAGGTATGATTGATGTGATGGTGCTTGCTACGTTAGCACGTGAGCATGTCTTGTTTGTTGGAAGGTGGGGTTGTGGCAAGACGTTAGCCATTAACCTGTACACGCATTTGCTTGGTGTAGGTGACGAGACGTTTCATGCGAACTTGGACAAAACGACTACGCCAGAAGTGTTGCTCGGACAGTATTCTCTGAAGGCATTGCGTGAGGATGATCGATGGGTGCGGAGTGTAACGAGTCTACTACCAGAAGCACCATTTGCCTTTATCGGGGAAGTGTTTCGCGCTAATGGTGCGACTCGTGCTGCTTTGCATACGCTTATTAACGAGCGGTATATTGACAATGGGGGGCAACGGTTGTCTGTGCCGTTGTTGTCATTGTTTTGCGACTCGAATACATTTCCGTACAGGGATGAGGACTCTCCGTTCTATGACCGCTTGCTTATGCGGATGGAGGTAAAGTATTTGCCGTTGGGGGATCGTCTGATGTTCGTGAAGATGATGCAGGCACCAGAGTTTTCTCCAAGTATGGAGAAGCCGTTGTTAGGTATTGAGGATGTTCGCAAGGCGATTCAAGACGCGGCGCGGGTGGAGATTACGTCAGCTTTGTTAGACAAGCTATTCGAGCTACGTACAAGCATGGTTGAGAAGGAAATTGTGTTGAGCATGCGGCGTTGGAAACATGCGGAGAACATAATCCGTGCATCGGCATGGTTGCGTGGTGTATCCGTAGCTGACACGGTTGACTTTGCCGCTTTGAAATACGTGCTCTGGGAGGCTGCGGAACATGCTTCGGTGGTGGAGGAGATGTTAGCTGTCTATTCGACGCAGACGATTGTCGAGGCAGAGGTTTCTGCTGTGGAGGAAGCTGAAGAGATTTTCAGTGCCGCTGAGAAGGCTTCGGGTGACGAGCGTGGTACTTTATTGTCTAACGCGCTCGTAACGCTTGGTGAGATTGTAGACCGCGTGTCTGCTGGGGAGGCGCGTGATCGGGTGTCATCTTTGGTAGACCAGGCGGAGGACTTGCTGTTTAAGGCAGAATCGCAGCAGGGGAGGGATCAGGATGCTATCTAAAAGCCGGGCTATCGTACCGTTTAAGAAGCTACCACGAGGGCAAGATGCACAGGCGGCATCTGCTTACAGGTTGCCTGGGGTGCATGTTTCCGAGTCTCTTTCAGGTGTAGCGGTTTCGGCGCATAGGATGTTGTCGGTAGCAGAGTATAATGTTCGGTCACCGTATCTTCAGGAGCCAAGTCATTTTGACAGGTTTTTGGTTCGTGCTTTGCATCGAGGAGATTCTTTAGCAGGCACGCTGGACGCGCTATATAAGCATGTGACCAAAGGTGTCCTAAAGGGGGTGCTCAAAGGGTGGCCTGTTTATTATGGGATGCCTTCTCTGGAGAGGCAAGAGAAAGCCAACTTACTTGTACGTGATGTTGTTTATAATGGGAAGGCTTGTGTGGACACAGTGTTTGGTGATTTGTACCGCTCTTTGTTAATGCGGGAAATGGTAGAGGACCCTAACCCACGGTCACCTATTGCTCTTGGATTATTACGAAGCGCACAAGAAGGTGATTGTTGGTTGGCAATACGTTCTGCCGTTGCGGGTAAGCCTGCGCGTGCTGCCGCTGCTGCTGTTATGATTCTTGAAGAGATGACGAATCAGAAACAGAAGGTTGCTGGTGGATTAGCTGCTGCCTGCGCCGCTGCTGGTAAGGAAGCTGCACAGGAAGAGAAGGATAAAGCTAAGGCGAAGGACGGTGAAGAGCCTGGTGGTAGTGGGGATGCTCCAGGCGGCCAGCAACAAGGGGGTTCAGTAGACGAGCAGCAACAGGAAAGTGTTTCTTTGCCTGTAATGGATTTGGGTGACGCTTTTAGATCTTTAAGGTCTGCGTTGGATTCATCTGGCATGGAGCAAGGCGTTGATACAGTTGATAAGCTGGTGCGTGATTTGACAGGGACAGGCATAGGGCACACTTATATCGATCCACAAGGCGACCTTGCTGAGTTGGCTTCTATTAAGGCGATGGCAGAGTTGCTTATTCGTGGTGACGGTATTACTGACATTTATGCATCCGTCTTGTCAATTTTAGGCCGAATGGATTCTATTGTTGGGGACGCTATGGTAGCGTCTTTGCATGGTGATGGTGAAATGCTAGGCGTTACCTTGGGTGGTGATCGTGTTAGGATGATGCCTAGTGAGTACGTTTTGGCTGCTGACGATGACGGGTTGGACGTACTGCACTATGCCCGTCTTGTTGATGCTTCGTTGCTACAAGCGGAGCGGTTGACAGTAGACGATGGCGGACATGGGCCGTTTGTAATCTTGGTGGATACGTCCGGGTCTATGGGGACCACGACGAAGTTTAGGGGGCAAAGGGTAACACGACATGCAATTGCTGGTGCGTTCGCTCTGACTATGGCGCAGTATGCCAGGCGTCGTGGTAGGGACTTTGCTATTGTGCCGTTCACTGCCGGGTTATGTCGTGATTCTGCGATGATCTTTGAGGCACAGGCTAGGCACGCTAGCAGGGCACGATATGCCAAGGCGATTAGTAAATGTCTTGGCCTTCAGCCGTCTGGGGGTACGTCATTTGTAAGGGCGTTGACGGGATTGCCTAGTTTGTTTCGGGATAAGTTTGTTGGCAACTTTGAGATGGCGGATGTGCTTTACGTGACGGATGGACAGGGTGATGCTCCTAGTCCTGATGCGGTTAAACAATACTTGCAGGGTGGGCATTGTAACAACAGTTATGATGAGAGGGCTGTTCGTGCCTATCAGGCAATCCAGAAAATTCGTGAGCACGGTTTGCCACGTGGATGCAGGTTGTTTGGCTTTGTTCTTCTTGGTGGGTCACCTGATGCGGCTGCGCTGGCTGCGGTAGAGCAGGCTAACTCTTACTTCTTTGACGTGGTAGTAGCATCTGGTACTGACACGATGGAGGTTGGGATACGAAGGATGGTTGACGCGGTAACGCGCAATGTGTTCTATCGGTTTGATGATGGCAATGGCAATCACGGGAGGAAACAAGGATGAATATGCAGGATGTTGGTGCTGACGGATACGGCGAGATCGTTTGCTGGTCTTTGCGTAACGTGTACATGCAGCGCGAGGACGTCCAGAATGCTCTGGACGAGGCAGGGATCAAGGCCAAGGCTAAGAAGACTGAACCGGCAACGTATCTTCGACGTGCAATTGACCAAGCTGTTGCAGAAGGAACCATACGTAAGATTGGTGAGGACGGTATAAAGGTTAGTTTCGCTGTTGTTGAGGAGCATACCGATCTGGGTACGGAGAGTTGGCGCGGGGCTTTACGTGAGGTGGTGACGTTGGATAAGCGGACTGGGGATGTTCGGTTCAAGATGGACACAGGGTTTACCCGTTCTGTTAGGGAAGCATTGTCCACGACGAGTGGGGGTTTGTTGGCGGCTGAGGTTGGCTGTTTGTTGCGTGACGTGATTGTTCGTCTTGCTTGTGGCGTGGCTATACGGGAGACCGGTGGTGTGTACTTTGTCCCAAGTGGATACGCGCATGTGCTTACTACCTTGGAGACAGCGATTGGTTCTGCTGTCAATACGGGTGGGGAGGTGCGCTTGAATCGTTTACGGGTTGTAGCGGGTACACGAGAGGCAGAGGATATTGCTACCGTGTACTTGTCGTCCGTTAAGGAAGCCGTTGAGAAGATTGTACAGGAGGCATTGCCCTTGCTCCGCGCATTGGCTGACCAGAAGCCGTCTAGCTTCGCGCACCGTGCTGTGAAGTTGCGTGAGCTTGTTAGGCGGATCAAGGTGTATCGGGATACGCTCGGGTCCGCGGCGGGCTTTGCTGAGATTCGGGCATTTGCAGAACAGACTGCGGCCAAGCTGGACAAGTGTACGGAGATTTGTCGAGCACGTCGTGCGGAAGCGCGTCGGCAACAGAGACAGAATAAGTCACGTAAGCAAAGGAGGATGGAATGCTGAAGTTTCCACGGATGGCCGAGGTTTTGCAGGAAGGGCATATTGGTTCTGCACAACTCAAGAGGTTCACAGTTGATACGCAAGCTGCCAGTCTGTCCCGATTGAGGGAAGCGCTTAATCCGGGCCGTTGTCAGTGTGTATCGGAGGGGGACTACATGAGCCTCCTAATCGACGGTGAACTGGTGATGAGCGACACCGAGATGGAGCGTGATACTAATGACGAGTTTTTGCAACAGGCACGAGGCGACGTTCTTATAGGCGGTCTTGGCATGGGTATGACCGTCCTCGGTGCCTGCACCAAGGAGGCAGTAAATCAGGTGACTGTTGTCGAGAAACAACAAGACGTGATTACTTTGGTGGCACCCCAGTTACCATCAGGCGGAAAGGTTACCGTGCTTCACGGCAATGTGTTCGATCCGCCGGATGCCTTGTATCCTGGACGGTATAGTGTAATTTACATGGACATCTGGCCAAACATCTGTACAGATTATGCCAAGGAGATGAGGGCGCTACGGAAGTTGTATAGGCCGCTGTTGCGGCGTGGTGGTTGGTTTGGGTGCTGGTGTGAGGAAGAGATGTCAGAGCATGGGTGATGCCAGCACATACAAAGGGGTCCGGGTGACGCGCACGTCACAAAAAGGAGAGATGACAATGAAGATACAAGAGAAGATTGCTATGCTTGAGGATGCTTTGGCCACCAAGCAGGCTGTGATGCAGCGTGTACTGGGTAGCGCACAAGTGCTTAGGGCTTCTGAATGTGCTAGGGCTGAGAAGGCCGAGGCCCGCGTCTCGTTGCTTGCTATGGGGTTGTGGAGTTTGCCCGTTAGTGTAGTTTACAGCGCACGTGTCTCGTGCGCACACAAAGGAGTCTGTGTAATGTGTGTCCATGATGCTGAACCTATACGTGGTGCAGCTTCCGGCCGCAATTCCTCCTGCGGTGTGGTTCAGGAAGGCACCGTTCCGGCCTCTTATAGTCGGCGTCGGGTAAAGCTGCCTCACGGCACTATTACGCAGACTCCTCTTTATGTGCATGAGATTGAAGGTATCGTGCGTATGATAGATGCTGGTGAGCGTACCGGGTATTTCGCCTTGCTTGACGAGTGCGGCTTGGGCAAGACTATCCAAGCTATCTATGCAGTAGCAGACCTTAAGGCTGGCGGTGTGGTGTCAACGGTGGTCATTGTCTGCAAGCCGGATCTGGTAGCGCATTGAGAGCGGGAGATTCGTCAGCACACACCATGGCTTTGTGTGCGCCGGCTTTATGGCTTACCTCCACGGGATAGGGATTGGTCAGTAGGAGCGGATGTGTACATAGTGAATTACGAGTTGCTTGGGCGTAGTCCTGGCCAGGGACAAGCAGACGTGACTATCGTGAATGCGTTTACAAGACGTAGATTACCCTTGAACAAGGATGCTCATGGGTTGTTGACGTTATTGCAAGCGCAACCAACGGCACTTGTGTTAGACGAGAGTCACAAGATCAAGTCGTGGTCTGCTAAGACGACGAACGTCCTGTGTAGTGTCTCTGCCGTAGCTCGTGTGCGGTTTATACTGACAGGTACACTGCTTGCTGAGGGGCCGGAAGATGTATGGTCACAGATTCATTACTTGGATGGTGGTCGTTTACTAGGTGGGTCGTTTCGTGCGCATCGTCATGAGTACTGTGATGTAGAACATATGTTTGTGGCCACTAAGTATGGGCCGCGTAGGATTGAGAAGACTGTGGGGTTCAAGAACTTGGCGGGGCTGCGTGCCAAGGTGGCTGCGGTATCCTTACGTCGGACTAAGACGGAATGTCTGGGGCTGCCCGAGAAGATATACAAGGTACGGGAGCCCGTTCCGGGCAAGGCACAGCGTACGTTGCTCAATGGCATTCGGGATGATCTTACACATTGGGTCAAGCAGGAGAAGGGGGACGTCGTTCGTGTGCGTCCCGGAAGCAACTTGGCGGCAGGTATGCAGCGTGTGATTCGTGCGGCAGCAATGCCAGAGGTTGTTGATCCGGCATGTACTGCGTCGGCGAAGTTTGACGCCTTGCTGGAGACGTTGAATGAAACAACAGGTAAGGTTGTTGTATGGTGTGTGCATCGCAATGTTGTAGATGCAATTCGTCAGAGGCTTGTAGAGAAGTTTGGTGGCGGGTTTGTTACCAGGGTCTACGGTGGGTTGCCAGGACAGGAGAAGACGCAGGCGTTAGCAGGGTTCGTGTCAGGCGACGTTCGTGTGCTGGTGGCTACGGTAGCCGCCTTGCGTGAAGGGCATAACTTACAACGGGCAGCGCATGCTGTGTACTTTCAGATGGACTGGTCGTTATTGTCTTGGTCGCAGTCGCAGGATAGGATACATCGGATTGGGCAGGACCGTACTGTCGTGATTGAACGGCTTCTGCTTAGGCCGAGTTTGGACGGATACATTGACAGGATGGTGATGCAGAAACAGGAAGCGGTGCGCGGGGTTACATCTCGGTCAGGGCAGAGCGTTGTGTCTTTGAACAAGCGGGACTTTCTTCAGCACCTTGCATGGGAGGATTAAGGCTATGAACGTGACGGATATGATATTTAACCTACCACGTGGGGAAGACGGAAAAGCCTGCGTTGACCTTTATGAGTATGGCGATGCGTGCGTGATTGCCATAAGCAATGATGGGTCTCCAGTACGCGCTTTGGTGGCACGTGGTGTTCGTGCGAGCGCTGTTGAGGAAAAGTGTCCTCATGGGGTAACGATGTTGCTGCGCGATGAAAGGCTTATGGAAGATCGTCTTGGTTCCGCCGCGGCTTTTTACGTGCGTGAACTGTCTGTTAGCGGCGGAATTAGGGAAACGGGCGTTGTTGTCCAGGTAGATTCCTTGATTGCCATGCTTGAGGCCGTAGAGGGTGACACTGTCGAGTTGCTGGCACGAGACGCACGCATGGCAATACAGGAAATGGGTGACGAGGCAGTTACGATTCTATATAGTAACGCGCCGCCAAACAAAGCAGGCGTCCGGCCCTTACGGGTCAACGGCAAAGTGATCCCGGAGGGCGGTGTGTTGGGTGACGTGTCTCCAATGCGTGAGGCTGCCTTAGAAGAGGCACCTTGTGTGGTGCCGGAAGAAGCTGAGGAGCCATTGGGTTGCATGGAAGAAAGTCTTGGAGAGGAGGAAGCGCTTTGAGTATCCCGCTGTTGGATGTCCTGGCTAAGGCTACGGCGTCAATCCCCGCTCGGCTGCGTGAAGACGTTGCTCAGGAGACGTGCTGCCGTTTATTGCAGTATGCGCCGGACCAAGCGTTAGACCCGGAGTCTGGTTATGTGCGGCGTGTAGTACGGAGTGCTGTTGGTATGGAGTTACGTCGAGAGAAGCGTTTTGTAGGCTTGACGAGGGAGGACTGGCCTTGCGCGTTTTGTCAGACAGTTATGCGTCGTACGGTTATACACGACGCCATTGAATACCTGCGTGGGCAGACTGATGATGGCGTTTGTTTGGCTATCTTGCAGATCATTGCACGACCTGAGTTGTATTGGGCATGGTCGTTTAAGGTCTTTGGTATGGACAAAGGTAGAAGGCTTCCAACTGTTAGTAGGATGGGTGCTTGTTTTGGTGTGTCAACGAACCGTGTTCGTATAGCAGTGGCGTGGGTCCGTGATAATTGGCCCGGATAAGAGAGGAGGTGTTCCGTATGTGGATTAGGGTTGTCGGGCTTTCGGAATCTTTGCGAAAGTTGCGTGCTAAAACCGGGTGGCCGGACTACGAACTCGCGCATCAGATGTCCGTTAGTACGTCAACAATGTATCGGTGGCAGAGACAGAAGAAGGGTGTGTTGAAGGTTCAGAGTGCTGTGCTAGCTGCCTTTACGGTGTTGTATGAGAAGGAGATGGGTGGGTTGCCGTTTATTCGGAGAATGGTGTAGGGTAAACAAGAAACGAAATGGATTAAGGAGAAAGAATGATGAGTACGATGGTATTAACACGCGCCTTGTTGAAAGAGATTGGCCTTGAGTTGATTACGTACCTTGGGTTTGATCGTAAAGATCCTAACAAGCCGTTTGCGGTGTATGTCAACATGGATGATGCGCAAGTCCATGGCGCGTTGCTTGCTGCTTGTGAGCAAGCGGTGGCAAATGACTTCGGTGGGAAGGGTGTTGACGCTGCACCGGAGAACCTAGTTGCGTTTTTGTTTGACCAGGATCTTTTGCAGTCTGCTGAAGAGGAAGACGGGGCTGTGTCTCCTGGGCCTGCTGGGACGGTTCCTGAAGAAGAGGAAGGGTTTGGAGGACCTCCTTCGCCTGACGGGGCTGCCCTTGGTGCCTTGGGTGTTGCTCCGGATGTGGCAGATGAGTTTGGTGCTGCAATCGAGGCCGCTTTGGGTGGTGATGCGCCTGAAGACATTGTATTTCCGCGTGAGTCTGCGCCCCTGGCTTTGCCTTTTGCGGGTGCGCCTGCGCAGACAGCGGATGCTAAGCTGCGTAGGCTGGCGGCAGAGCAGCCTGTGCCGTGTCCGGCTAAGGTGGTGTCGGCTACAGTAGCTGTGCCGAACGCAGAGGCAGCAGTGATCGTCATAGCGGACCTGTTAGCGGCTGGTAAGGTCGTGGTGATTGGTGCGTATGAGATCTCGGCATTTGAGGCGGGAGAGGTGCCTACGATTGGTGCGCCGGCAGAGTCTGATGCGTCAGCGAAGGCTGCGCAGGCAGCTGATGTTCCTATGGGTAAGCCGGAGGCGCCTGCGCCGGTAGAAGATGATCCGCCTGTGGAAGCGCCACCGCAAGAGCCTGTTGTCTACTCCAAAGAGGAGTTGGCTCCGTTCAAAATGCGGCGTAAGCAGTATGTAGATGTGGACGCGGCCAAGGAAGCGTCACATACGCTGACGCTCGGCGTGTTGAAGGAAGCGGATGCTCGTAGGAAGTTTATCATGGCGAACAAGATTGATTTCTCAACGAGGAAGCAAACGCCTTTGGAGGAGTTGACAACCTCCGTGCTTGGTCGGATGATTACGAAGTGGTTTACAACTACCTGTGTGAAGCAAGCGTAGTTGGGCGCGTTGGGGTAGGGGAGCGGTGAGCCGTTCTCTTACCCCGCCGTGTTTTTTTTGGAGGATTCTTTTATGCCGAAGGTACTACGAAGCCTGCCCTGTTCTGAGAACCCGTCGTGTATTAAGTGCGGTTTGTATATGCACGTTCATCATCCGTTCATAATGCCATCCAGGTCTATGAATAAGCATCCAATTCTGATTGTCGGTGAAGCTCCTGGGTACGAGGAAGATGCTATAGGCATTGCGTTTGTAGGGGAGTCTGGGAAGCTGCTTAAGAAGACTTTGCGGGCTGCGGGTGTAGACCCGGATACAGGTGTGGTATATACAAATGCAATCCGGTGCTTTCCAGCTATCCAAGCGAAGCGTAAACCAAAAGGGGGTCAAGTAAAGGCGTGTGCAGGGTTTCTGCTTGATGAAATTGAGGCGTTACGGCCAAGGGCGATCTTGTTGCTTGGTAACTTTGCTTTGTCGTCTCTCCTTCATAAGTCTGGGATAACGACTAAGCGGCGACAAATGTTTGAGCATAAGTTGCGTGATGGAACAAGTATCCCTGTAGTTGCAGCATTTCATCCGTCATTCGCATTACATGATAATGACCAGATGGATCGTGTTGTTGGCGACATTAAGTATTTTTGCAACGCACTTAAGGGGGATAAGAGTATTGAGCGGCGGACGTTATCAGTCAAGGACATTGTGTCATATATTCCAAGTGCTGAAGAGATTACGCGGATGCATAAGCGTGCTGTTGAGAAGGGGACGCCGATTGCTTTTGACGTGGAGACAGATGCACTTTTACTTTACACGCGGGATGACTGGCGTTTGCTGTGCTTAGCAGCAACGGATGGGGCGAAGGTACTTGTTCTCCCGTATGACCCTCCCGGTGTGCGCTTCTTGCGGCAACGTGTGAAGCAGCCGTTGCCAAGGTATGCTGCTGCTTGGAAGGCGATGTTGTCTTTGTTGCACGATCCTGCGGTCAAAAAGGTTGGGCATAATATTAAGTTTGATCTGCACGCTGTCTCTAGGCGGACGGGTGTTGAGGTACGTGGTGTGTACGTGGATACCCTGTTGCTTCATGCACACTTATATCCTATTCTTGGCGGGCATGATTTAGACATGGTAGCGAGCGAGGTGTTGGGTATATCGAGTATTAAGGCGCGGTCTAAGAGGTATCTTGGGGAGGTGGGTGACCCGGAACGGTTTGGGAAGGTGCCTTATAACGTGTTGGCGGAAAGGTGTGCATTAGATGCTCTAGCAACGTGGCGTATAAACAGGAAGCTGTTGGCGAAGCTGGCTCAAGCAGATGGGCAATATGATTCTTCTAGAGTGGCTTTCAAATCGTCGCAAGTCTTTTTCGGCCTTGTAATGAAAGCGTTGGTGCCGCTATACCGTATGGAGCAGGCGGGTTTGTATGTGCATCAGGAGACCTTGCAGAAGCTTATAGCCGAGTACGCGCGGAAGATTAGTAAGCTTCAGCAAGACATAGCAGGGTTGCCTTGTGTACAAAGGTTCTCACAGCAGGCCAGCGACACAATTATGGCGGAGTATCAAGCAGGACTTGTAGCCGGTAGACGGTTCAGAGAAGCGTCATGGCTTGCTAAGGCGGTTAAGGCGAGGTTCAATCCAGGAAGTGACGCCAACATTCGTACTGTTCTTTTTTCAGCAGAGTATCTGGCGCAGTTGTCTGTAGAGGATACGGATTCAGGACAGCCTTCTGTCAAGGCAGATGTGTTGAAGACGTTTGCGTGGGTGCCAGACCTGGAGGTTCGTCAGTTTGCTACTGTTCTTCTGGAGTTTAAGAAGGCGGATAAACTTCAAAGCGTTAACATTGAAGGTATGCTTAAGCACGTTGGCGTGGACGGCTGTGTGCATGCGTCTTTCAATCAAGGAAGGGCGCGGACGGGGCGCTTGTCTAGTAGT